TTTGTGCGGCATACGCGCGCGCTGCGGCTTTTTGGGCTGCGACATACGCGCGTGCTGATCCCAGTTTGGTGCCGGTATAGCCATATGCTTTTTTGGCTGCCCCGCTTGACACCATAACGCCAATCAGTGCTGCAACGATAGAAACTATATGGAACCCGAGTCTAGTCTTTCTTAGTCTATCTTCGCATTTAAGAGAAGCCCAAATACCGTAACTAGAACCAACCATAGTGCATATAAATGTTACAATAGCCGCAGCCTGCGCCAACTTGGGGTCTATATTCGATAATAATGTTCCCGTATTCTTCCCCGTTGAAGCAATAAGTATAGTTAGTAACATTGTAATAAGTGAACACAGACCTAAAGCTAGCACCCATTTCATGGCTCTGTGCGTTTCTTTATATCCTTTTTTTTTTACACATTTATTATCAATTACAAATCCAACTATATACATTGAGAATGCAATGGCCGCAATAATAAGGGACAAAAGCGGACTAGATTTTTTTATTGCGTCTCCACTTACAGTTGCAAGATTTGCTGCAAGTGTTGGTGCACCTGTAAAATCTGACATGTTATTTAATATTATTAAAGAATAAAATTTATAATATAAATAAGTAAATAACAACAATGGCAGACTGTTCCATATGCTGTGAAACTTTCAACTTACAAAATCACAAAAAAGTATCCTGTCCTTTCTGTGATTTCGAAATATGTAGAAGTTGCACTCAAAGGTATCTCCTTGATTCTGCAAATGACCCACACTGTATGAACTGTAAACATATATGGAATCGTGAATTTGTTGACAAATCATGCACAAAAGTTTTCAGAAACAAAGATCTAAAAAAACATAGAGAAAATGTATTACTGGAAAGAGAAAAATCATACCTCCCTGAAACACAAGAATTTGCTAAACGTGTCTTGCAAAGAAGGTCACTTGCTGAAAGAATGAATGAAATACGCCAAGAGATTCAAAAGCAGCGCCAACTTCTTGCAGACTTAGAAATCAATATGGAAATCTTAGGTAGAGGTCAAACATTACAAGAAGGCGATGAAGATGGCAACAAAAATAGATTTATTCGCAAATGTCCAATTGAAAACTGCAAAGGATTTTTATCTTCACAATGGAAATGTGAACTTTGTGATAAGTCTATATGTTCCAAATGCAACGAAGAAAAGAAAGACGAACACGAATGTGACCAGCAAAATGTAGAGACTATGAAACTTATTAAGAAAGATACAAAGCCTTGCCCTAAATGCGGGACCCTTATTAATAAGGCAAGTGGGTGTTCCCAGATGTGGTGCCCTTCTTGTCATTCAGCATTTAATTGGAACACTGGAAAAATCGAAACTGGTATAATTCACAACCCACATTTCTATGATTATCAAAGGAGAAACGGGGGAAATGCAAATCCAAACAGAAATGTTGGAGATATACCATGTGGCGGTCTTCCTGATATAAATGAATTAAATGCGTTTTTTAATAAACCATCACAAATTCGAAATAGAGGTTTTAATCATTATAGGAATCATCATCAAATTACACCATCTCGTGAAAATCTAAATGAAGAAGAACAATTTATATATGATTCTCATAGATTGATTATTCATATTGAAAATGTAGAACTTAGATGGACTTTTAGGGAGATTGTTGTAAATAATCAAGATCTTCGCGTTAGATATCTTCTAAATGAAATAAATGAAGAAGATTTTAAGAGAATTATTCAACAACGCGAAAAAAAATCAGAAAAGACAAAAGACATTATAAATATTCTGAGAATGTTTTCATTAACATCTTCTGATATGTTAAGGCAACTTGTTTTGAAACACGTGTCAATATCTGATTATTGTAATGAAATAAACAATTTAAGACAATATACAAATGATAATCTTACAGTTATAGGCGGAAGGTATAGTTCTAAAACATATTCCATATCTAAAGATTGGGAGTTTATTTAAATTAAAAATGTCTTCCATCAAAGTGAAAGAATTTGCAAATCATATTTATAAAACATTAGGACCTGGTCACAGTGAACGAATATATCATAATGCAATGGAAGTTATATTGAGAAAAAATAATATTCAATATGAAACTGAAAGAATAATTCCGATCGAATTTGAAGGACATGTTATAGGAAACATGAGAGCTGATTTAATTATTGAAAATAACTTGATCGTAGAACTCAAATCTGCAAAAAATTTAAATTTATTAATGAAACAACAACTTGAAAACTATATAAAACTTACAAATATTGAGAATGGAATTCTAGTAAATTTTCCGCAATCTTTATCAACGGAATGTGAGTTTGTAGAAAAAAATAACAATATAATATAAATGACTAAAAATTTAGGTTTAACTATAGGGCTCTCATTTGGGGCGGCTTTATTCTTATTAATTGGTATTGCTGGAAAAATAAAACTAAATTGGGACAATAAAAAAATTATAATTATTTTATTTATCACAATTATTTTCAGTGTATTTGCCGGACTTGCTGGCACCGGAATTTTACCACCGGATGAAAGTGGTTCGGGTGGTGGAAAAGCTGCCAATATAGAAGAGTTTAATCAAAAACAAGAAGATATTCACAACGAAAAAGATTGTATAGATGATATTTCAAACCCAGATGCTAATGGATTTTACGGAACCAATAAAATGGGAAATTGTAGGCTTGTAAGGTGTAATAATGGTTACATTAAAACACCCGATGATAGATGTATTTTAGAAGCAGATGCTTCTGACATTGAAAATGTCGACTGCCAATTTTATGATAAACCAGTCACAATTAATCCAAATAATAAAGAAGATCCAAATTGTAGAATTATTTTTCAAAAACCATTTACAGGATCAGGAACTGGACTTTCCTGTGCAGAATATGTTTCTAATTACAAAAGTGGAATATCACAGGCTGGTTTAATGCAAAACTTAACATATACAGATAGTTACCCAGACCCCACGAACGAAGGTAATAATTTTGGAGCGATTTATTTACCAAATAATGGTAGTGTTCCTGATATTAGTCAATGTGTGCCAGAAGGCGGTGATGAAAGCGTAATGGCCAATTATGTAAGAGATAATTTTTAAAATTTTATTTATTTATATATATATAATGGAACCATCGACAAAAAGTGACACTGTCGCTGCTATGCAACAACGTGCCGCTACCGCTGCCGCTTATGCAAAACAAAACAAAATAAAAGTAGCTGCTGTTATTTTTGTTTTTTTACTCTTTTTAGTGTATATAATTGTTTCCGCAGTTAAGAAGAATTGGAATTTATTTAGTTCCAGTTGGTGGACTAGTGGGTTTACAAAGAAATGCACAGCAGACCAATTAACAACACTTAACGCAGAAAGTGGCACTATAAAAGATTCAAACTGTGTAGTTAGTAATTGTTTAACTGGTTATACTCTAACAGATGGTGTTTGTGTAAACGACGAAGAAACCGCAGCGGCAGCGGCAGAGGCAGAGGCAGAGGCAGAGGCAGAGGCAGAGGCAGAGGCAGAGGCAGCGGCAGAGGCAGCGGCAGCGGCTGACACTTGCGCGGAAGACACTACAACATTTGTAAGGCTTACTGAAATTACAGACCGAGGCGACAACCTTACAGATCTTAAAAAACTATATAATGTTTTTGCAGATGGTGATATGTTTGATTCAAGTAAAATACCTAATAATACAAACGGCAACCGTTTCATGCTTAATATGAATGAATATATAGAAAATACTAAACCTTCTAAAGCTTTAGCCTCTGGTTGTATATTTGGTATTTATCTTATACCTACTAAAGTAGTATTTTATAGAAGAAATAAAGATGGGTCGCAATTCGAAATTTTAATTGAAGAACTTATTGAAGATTCGACTGATTCGACTGATTTAAGACTAAATATAAGAAATACTGATGGAGTTATGTGGTTAGGTTATGGAGATGATGACGTAGATTCTGCTATATGGAAGCGTGATCCAGCCGAAAGCAACCGCCCATTATAAACTGTGCGATGGAAATTAGATTCAGATCTCACTTGCCCTTATATATTTATACGACCAGCATCTGGAGAAAGCGATGGCTCATTTCCAGCTGGTTACACTGGTATAGTAAAATTCAATATAATAGGGGGTAGTGCTTGTTCTTAAAATTAATTAGTTGGTATATATTCCCATTGAAGTTCTTTGCATATTTTTTTCCATATCACGTCCTGTTGGTGAAGTTTTTCCTTTGATTTTAGTAAAGGGAAGAATGGAAGGTATTCATCTTCTTCCAATAGTTCACAAAATTTATATAAAACATACGAATAACTTAAAAAATTGTTTCTTTCTTGTGGGCAATGTTTTTTAAATGGTTCTTGAATTTCTTTAAACATAAATCTTAACCTGCCTTCTAATGCAATTGACATTTCGGGTGGTTTTAATCCATTTAAAAGGTGTGTAATATGTGTGCTATGTTCGTAGTATTTTGTAAGTTTTAATTTTTTTAATAATTGTCTTACTTTTTCTCTTGTAATTTCATTGATTTTCTTAATTTTTAATTTCTTAAATTCTGATTTTAACTGTTCTATAACTTCTTTTGGTATATTTGTAGTTTCTCTTCCTTGAAATTGTAATATCCATTCATTAAGGTGATTTTCTTTCTTGTATCCACATTGTGTTACTATATTATCATTATGTTCTTGTTCTTCTGCGTAAGTAAGTTCTTCTGTATGTGTATGAGTAGCGACTCCGCAATCCATGCATATTGTATCTGAACTTGAATCTTCAAAATATGTATTTGATGAATTACATGCCTTGCATTTATCTACAAATTTGTAATTGTGATTTATATATCCTCCTTTTATTTTTTTTATCTCTTTTGCTGGTCCGGGGCCTTTATATTGTTCTACGTCTCTCAAATAATCGTAATATATCTGTTTTCTTTGAACACCTTCAGTTGTAATTGTATTAAAAACTGGATCAATGGTTTCTTTATTTGTGTTATCATTTACAAATCCAGCATGTCTTAATAAATAAGGAACGCATCTAGCCATATAGCCATGCATTTCATTTTCATATTTTTTTTTATTATTTGGATCCTTAATAATAAGTTCATCCCAGTTATGTATTTTTTTTTCATATACACCTAAAAAAGTTCCATCCATATTTAAAGATAATGGTAACTTATCTTTTAATATGTTTAATAATATATTAAAGAAACTTTTTATAACATTTATTGGTTTTTATAATGACTTATTTAAAATTTTTGAATTTCAAACGTATAAATTGTGTATGACATATAGTTATGATGGCAAAACACACGACAAACACATGACAAAATTTTGGCTGAACGAAAATAAATACTGGTCAAAAAATGGAAATTATGAAGAACATTTTTGTGACGTTACTAAAAAATATAAAAAACAATTGGAACTATTTTCTCCAAAAGGTGTTGATAATATAGTATATTCAATCAAATATTATTTCAATAATAAGAAATATACATGCATTACTAAAGATCCATGTATATCAATACCAAATAAAAAGAGTTTCGGAGCTACATTTAGGCTTCCCTTAACTTCGGTCGAACTGCTAGATTCTGATAAAAAACCAGTTATAAATGTTACTAAAAAATATTTAAAAGTTATTGGACCCTATAATGATTTTCATAATGCAGAAGATATATTTATAAAAGATTTATTTTATTTTGATGATTATGAATATATTAAAACTACAAATACCATAAAACAAGAAAAAATTATAAATAAGAATTCTAGTCCTCATTTACTTTTGTAGCTAGGTAAAATTTAAGTTCTCCTAGATTTGCTACACTGTATTTAAGGATTAAAAATCTCATTTCTTCTTCCATCATAATTTGAACACTTGAACACAAGCCAGTAGATTTTGTAAACAAATTCAAATATTTGAGTGAATATGTCCCAGACAATTTTCCTTCAAAATTTTCATTGTCTACACATTCTATGCTTGTTTTCTGTTCTGCAAAATCACCATCGCATTCAAATATAATTTGATTGTTTTCTCTTGTGATTGTTATTTCATTTGAAATGTTTGTCATGTCCCTACAAATTCTCTGAAATTCGTTTGAATTCATTACAGTAGTTACTTTTGTGTTTATTTCCGGGATTTGAATTTTATCTTCATCAATTTCCAATAGTTTCAAACTAAATTGTGTTTTTAACTTTTTGAGTTCGTTTTCTATTTTGAATGAAAGAAATTCTGGATTGTAAGACATTGACAAAGTGTCATTATTCGTGATTGGTTTTAGAAGTTTAAAAGAATTTGTTATATTTATTCCCGCCACACATTCATTTTTACAGTTATATTCTTCAAAATTTTCAGCATTTAAATTCAGGTCTACTAAGGCGGCTCTTGCTGTGTCAAGTGTTCTAATAATAATACTTTCCGATGTAAAATAGACGTTAACATCATTCAAAATGTCTTTGAGAACTTCAAATATAGATTTAAATGAACTAGCTTGAATTGTCTTAAGGTTCATTTTTTTTTAATTTAATAATGTTTTATTTCTTTATTCCTGTTTTTGTTGGTATGCTTGCCCAACATCTCGTGTTATTTTCGCCTTTAATTCTTCTGTCATTATAGGTTGAAGAGATTCTCCGTAATTTTCTAATGAGAATAAATTATCAAACCCGGTTTCGTTGTCTATTGAACACGAGGCGGCGCTGCAATTTCCAAGTGAACAATTTTCAATTTCATCTGGTAAAAGAGATGTGAACCATTGAATAATTTCCATTCCTACTAAAATTTTCCCATTTGAAGTAAGTAAAGTTGGAACACTTTTGATTTGTTTTTTATATTGTTCAGGAACGCCATATTCATTTACATTATGATATGATACAAGAGCCTTTATTTCATCGTGTATATTTATAAATTGTAGAATGTTCATAGAGTGTTTGCATTTTGGACTGTATATCAAAAGAGACGAAGTCATATTTTAATATTTGTATATTTTTTTAATTATTTTTTTTTCAACGCATATATAATAATAAACGATGAACATTTTGTTAATAATTTTATTGGTCGCTCTTGCATATTTAATATTTACTAACCAGCAATGCGGCAGGGAGAAATTTGTGGAGGTTTTCGCAAAAGCTGGGTATGAAAAAACAAAAGATGAATTCCAGATAAATATTGATTCTAATTTTAATGAGATGGATTTTAAATTAAATGATAATGTTTCAATAACACACGATGAACTAAGAATGTGTTTAGTTCCCACAATAGAACTTATTAAGAAAGAAACGGGACTATGTGTTTCTCCCGTCGAAACAACTAAAATAAAACTTTACCAAAACAATGATAATAAAAAACTTTATAAATGCAAATTCATGTTTATGGTTACAAATACTGGTTTTCCATTTGGTTTTGGGATTGAAGTCGATGTTATAGATGGTAAAATTATTAAAGCTCAGACTCAGACTACACGTTCAAACACCCTGAAACCATTTACTCCTGAATTAGGTGAAAATTTTCTTCCAGTGAGTGAATTATTTGTAAAACCAAATCTAGCATATTAGTAAATGTCAGGGATTACAATTGACGAAATAAAAAAGCTTGAAAAAAATAAAAAAGATTTAAAAAAGGAAATATATAAAAAGATTTATGAACAGTTTAATAAAAAAATTAGACATTCAGTTGAGATAGGTCACAAACAAGTTGTGTTGAGAGTTCCCCTATTTTTATTAGGGTATCCTTCTTATAATCTAAAAAAGGCCGCTGATTATTTGCAACGTCAATTGCAAAACGGTGGGTTTATTATAAATAGACTGACAGACATAGACATATATGTATCATGGGATTTTAAAAAAAATAAAAAGAAAACAAACAATTCAACAGAACCAAGTATTCCATCCGTTTTAACAGAAGAAGATGATTCTCTTCCGTCATTAATTAACCTTAAAAAATTAGCTTCAAAATATAAAAAATCTGCGTAATATATTTTTAAACTTTTATAATTTATTATAATAATAATGGATTCAAGTAGTTTAAATGTCCTTGTTGAAGCGAAAAAGGAATACCTTACTCAGCTATATATCGTTATATGCCCTGCGATGATAGAGATTTTTGAAGATATTTATAATGAATCTGTAAAAATTTCAAAAGGGAAAAAAACACTTATCCAGTTTCAAAAATTATTGAAAGAAGTTGCTAATTGGAATGATCACATGGTTCATAATAATGCAAATAAAATTTTATCATCTTGTAATTGGTTTAATGATTTATTGGCTGCAGTTTTTGTTAGTTCTGTAAAAATTCTTTCGTCGGTGAGGTTAAATGCGGATGGGAGTAAAATTTCTTTAAAGATGCCCAATAACAAAGTATTTATCCACGGGTGCTTTATAACAGCCGCAAAAGATTTATATAAAAATCCATACATTTATCACAATGAAAGTATCGAACAGGAAAGAGACACCGAGCTGACACAACGTTTTTCTAAATGTATCGAAGCTAATGTTAAAGAAATGTTACCAGTTCAAGAAATTCTAAGATCGTGTATGTCACAGACAAATAATCAGGAAAATATCGATATCGAAAGCACGATGGGCGAAGAGGACGAAGAGGACCCAGAAGTATTGGATGAAGAAGAATTTGAAAACGTCGAAAATAAACCAGCGGAATCACCGGAAGAACAATCACCCACTTCGACAGAAGAATTGGCACCAACAGAAACCGAACCACAGGAAGGGGAACAACCAGATACAAGAAATATAAATTTGAATAATAAAAATAACAACACCGAAAATGAAAATAACGGCGAAGACGATGTATTATTTCCAGACGCCAAATGATAATTCAAAAAAATAAATAATTACTATATATTAAAAAATGGAATTTGCGGAATCATTAAAAGAACCCTTTTCGGCAGCGATTTTTGCAGCTTTTGTGGTTGCTTTATATGTTCATATAAAAGCTAGAATGAATAACGAAGGCAAACTAAACCCCGCTGACTACGTAAAGCCCGCCTTATTAGTTGGTATGTTGGTATATTTTATAGTTCAGACAGGAGTGGGTGCAAAAGAAACAATTTTAAACGAACCTTATTAAAGAATAAATTTATTATATGGATATAATTGAATAAACAATGTCTTCGGTTTCCGCATGGAACGATATGATGGAGCAGTTTCTAACTGAACTTGGCGCTTCATTTCCAGAAGAAAAGGCAATCAAAAAATATCAAACTTCATTTGACATTTTGCGAAAGTCAAACCCTCGAAAATGTGTAGAGGGATTTATGGCTGAAGCATCAAAGGTTCAGGAAAAAATTATGAACAAGGAAGATAGTTTTTTCTTGGACAGTAAAAATCAACACATATCTTTTATCAGAGAACTAAACATTAAGTCTCATTGGACACCCGAACTTTCAGAAAAGACAAAGGATGCTATTTGGCAATATCTTCAGACTCTTATGATTCTTGGAACAACAATTACAATGATTCCACAAGACACTCTAAACAGCATTGAGAGTATTGCATCAGATTGTGCTAATAAGATGCAGTCTGGAAATGGCGGCCTAGACCCGAGCGCCCTCACCGGATTGTTTTCATCGATCAGTGGTATGATGGGTAATGGATTCCTAGAAAAAAAATAAGGTTTTATATTAAATAATGACTGACTGGTTTTCAGATCCATACGAACTTTTTAAAACAAATAAACTTCTGAATTTTTGGCCAACAAATACACAGACACCCGAAGAAAGAATAAACGCGACAACACGATTTATTCTTTATACGTCAGTTGTAGTTTACTTAATTAAAAGAGATGCTAAAGTTTTTATTTTTGCGATGATGGTTATAGGTGTTTTATTTGCGATGCATAAAACAAATGTTATTTCATCAGGAAATGGCTCCAGACCAACTAATATTGAAGAAGAGAATACATCGTGCCAACTTCCTTCGTTTGATAATCCTATGGCGAATGTTTTAATGTCGGATTACATTAAAAATCCACAAAGGCCATCTGCGTGCTATTACCCAACAGTCCGCGAAGGCGTAAAGACGTTTTTAGATAATACATTTCAATACGACGCGGGTAGATCTAGAAGCGCTTTACCAGCTGTTCAGAGAAATGCCGCATCTAGACAGTTTATCAGCGCACCTGTAAGTTCAATCCCCGGCGCACAAACTGATTTTGCAGAATGGTGTTACGGCAAAAAGCATCAGCCCATGTGCAAAGACGACTCGTCCATGTGTGACCCAAATGCGAGAGGTGTTCAACTCGACGCATTTGGTGGGTTAGATCCAAACGGCGACATGAGAACTGGAATGTTTGGAGGGGGTAACGGGCGTCCGGGCACAAGTTATTAAAAAAAAAGTTTATTTATTATAATAATAAAAATGGACCCTTACAGTTTAAATACAAGTAATTTTCTTATAGATAATAAAACTGTCCCCAACAATTGTGCGAATGATGTTATATTTAATTACCCAAATCCATCATCTTTGAATACTTGTTGCCGACCCAATACAATGCTTTACGGAACAGCTCCATATAAAGCCGGCAAAGGTGCACCAAATGATTTGATAATGGTCGAAGATGAACTTAGACCACAATCAACTACTCAATTTGGAAAAATATATCTTGATAATACTTCTGGCGGTTTTCACCCTATCCAGGACATGACTTGTAGCACACCTTTAAGAGTTCATGTGGCGGACCCGAGTAGCACTCGCGCACAAGTTCAAAATGGTTTATTCTCAAGAAGATACTGTAAAAATTAAATATTTAAATATTAGTAATAGATAATAAATGGCTGATCCACTTTCTATAGCGGCCATAGCTGGCCTTATTTTTGCAGCTAGAAAATTTTCAGAAAAGGGTAATGTTCAACTTGAACAAAATGGAGAAAAATTTCAGATAGAGACACAGGAACAAGATGTAAATAATTTTAATGATCTAAATAGATCTGTTATAACAAATACTTTATCCGGATCAATCGGAGATCGCCCCGGAATAGCCGGACACGGTGTAAGAGATTTCAGAAAAGAAATCCAACCAAGTTTTGGTGATGTTGGGTTCATTAATTACACAAACGGCGAACCGGTTCACGATTTTAGAAATAGACCATATGTTTCTAATCAAATGAACAATTTCTCACCAGCAGAAAAACAACTTGTTGGTAGCGGTTTAGGTGTCGGACCGGATGTCCCAGCATATGGCGGGCATCAGCAATTATTTAGAGTAAATCCCAATAATGTGGGTGCTTATAAACTAACTACATTACCCGGGCGTTCCGGTCCGGCTGTTGATGTGACAGGTGGAAGAAGAGCAGCTATTGGAGAACTTACACATAATATACCAGAGAAGACGGCATTTTTACCAGAAAGGCGTCCCAATGTTCCCGGAAGAGCTCAAGGTCAAGGCGGTGCTTTAACAGGTGTTTCGGTAAGACAAGAATACGAGAAGTCCAAGAACACAACGAACAGAGCTGAAACATCGTTAAGACAGGATGGTCTTGAATTTGCGCCGGCGCAGAAATTTATTCCATTTGGGTCGGTATCAGACGAACCGACAAGAAATAAAGGAGACTTGAACACGAAAGAACTTAAATATAGAAATCAACCAGCGCCCGGTATTTCAAATTTTCGAGGGGGATATGAAAATAACCCATTGTCTAAATTTTTAGAAAATAATGATAAAAATTTTGCAGATTTTGGAATCAGAGAAACCAATAGAAGAGGTAAGAATGATAGAGAAGGAAATCCAGGAAGAATGAATGTCAGAGGAGATGCTTTAAATCAAGGTGGCTTAGTAACATCTGTAAGATCGGACACAGGCAGAACAGACGGCAGAACCGGTCCAGCGAATGGTTCAAGTGGTGGAAGAATGCAAAATTATACCCGTGATACATATTATCAATTTAACGCATATAAAGGTAATTCAAATCCACGCGCGACATCAAGAGAATTAAATGTAGCAAAAGACCAATTAAATGAAAACCCTTTTGCCCATACATTAGGTTAAAAATAAATAAATAAAGAATTTAAAAAAAAATAAATTTATTAACATATTATTTTTGTTATATAAATGTTAATAAATAAACAATGGATGTATATTTAGATGTAGAAAGTGACGAAAGAAATCCAATAGACTATCCAAAAACAAATGATTACGTAATCAAGTTAAATAGGGAATTGTATAACGTTACAAACATTAAATTAATTGGTGCACGTGTTCCGTTTTCGCAGCCATTAATTAATGATTATAATAATACATTTTCTGTAAATGATACAACAGTAACTTTAGAAAATAGAAATTTTAACGATGGATTTGAACTTGCAAATGTTCTTAAAACAAGTTTAATTTCGCCCCCATATACGTCTAATGTTGATCTAATCGAATTTAACTCTAATACAAACTCATTAACATTTTCAAATACTCACGCAGACCCAACTAGCACAATTAATTTTAATTTTTACAGTGGGGAAAATGGATATAGCGTGAAAAATGATTTTGGAACTCCTGCATCAGTTATTGGTTTTAACCATAATGATCAATCTGGTAAAATATTAAAAGGTGGTGTTATTGATTTGTGTGGTCCCACATCATTAGTTATAAGATTAACAACAAATTCAAATGATATTAAAAAACCTGTATATAATGTTGGAACTTCTAATGTTGGATTATTAGACTACACTGAATCTATATATTTTGGAAGAATTATAACAGACAAAGATCATCATAAAAATATTTTAATTTATACAAATCAATATCCAATTGAAGAAAATTTTTATAAATCTCCTGAAAAAAGTATTTCAGAATTAAGAGTTCGTTTTTATTATACTTTAGGCACAAAGCTCGTTCCGTATGATTTTGGAAATAGAAATCATACGCTCAAGTTTAAAATAACATGTGCATTGGAAAAAAGGTCTACATTAGATAAACAAAATACCTACACAAAGAAATTACCACCTCCTATAAAACTTCCCAGCCTTGAACCAGAATTAAGAACAAATAAAAAATTAATTATAAATGTTCTTTTTGTTCTGCTGACTATTGGTTTATTATTATTATTATTTAAAAATCCTACTATAAAAGTAGATGCTTAACCGGTTACAGCAAACACGGGCGGCGCCGGCTTCACTACACGTTTAGACACACGAGAAAGCACTAGGAAGATTACTACAGATAGCAGTGTAGTTAGTAGCGCTGTTAAAGAGGCGTTTAGAACACCATTCTTCTGGGTTGAAATGACCTGTGAGACAAGAGCACGGACAACGTCCATCCACGCCAGCGCGGCGGCGAATGAGAAGCCCGTAACAATAGTATTCAATGATTGTTCTTCAACGGCCTGGCCTACATTTCTAGCTTGTTGCATAACCATTTTTATATATTATATGATAAATATAGAAAAAAATTATGCCTCATCTTCGAAATCATTATCCTCCTGTAAAATTTTATAATGTCCTGTCTTTTTTTTCTTTGGTCTAATTCCTAATAAAGAGTTATTCTGTTCTCTTTTAATTGGCACGACATATTCCTCTGTATCGCTTGCTGAAAAGTTAGACTCTGAATCAGTTTCCAAATCGTGAGAACTTTTTTCGTCTGACGAAAATGCATAATATTCAGTTTCAATTTCTTCGTATTCTTGATCCGAATCCGATGTTTTCTTTTCTGAATATATATCCGAATACTGTATAGTTTGTTGGGTAATTCCTTTTGGGTCTGATGTATTTATTTTTTTTGAACCTGTAACTATCTTTGAATTATTCATCTAATTACATTTAGGCATTTTTATCTACCGCTTTTTTCAGCATCTCTTCTATGGGGCTAGATGGAATCCAACTATCCCAATTGTCGAATGCATCATTTACCTTGTTATAAAGTTCGTTATCTCCTGAATATCTTGTAAAATCATCTTCATTTTCTTCAACCGTTTCAATTTCTTCTTCGTCTTCTTCATCGCTATCTGATTCTTTTTCATATATCTCAGGAAACAAAGAACCAACCTGTCTTCCTGTGATATTTATAGCACAATATCTTAGTGCATACTGAAGATCTGCGCCCGTCATAATAGTTCTGTTGCACGCTTTTGAGTATTCTGCTGCCAGAATCATTGCACTTTCCATCACTGGCAGAAGAATCTCGATAGATGCATTAATAATTTGGTCTTCCATTGTATAATTAAATTATATTATTGTCGATAAACAATAACCCAGCTAAACCGTGTTCAAACCTTATTATATTATAAGAAACTGCATAAATCCTTATATCTCTTTTTTTAGTTGATTCTGAAAGTTCCAAACTTAATATTTTGTTTTGGATTCTACTCATGTTAATCTGTCCAGTTGGAAAATAACTTTCTGGATCCAAAGAGAAACTATAAGTATAAAATTTTCTATCTGATTTAGGAACTCTTGTGTGATGAAGCATAGGTTGCAATGCGTGTAGAAATGACGTGTCCGCTATTTTATCATCTATTATCTTTTCGTCATTAAATTCTAGTTTCATATTTAATAGTTGATGTTTCAATAAACCTTCTGAATCATTATCTGGATTTTCAAAGTTAAACCAATCATTTCCTGTAATAATATTTGATTCAATTTGGTCGCTGTTTTGTATTACGGTGTAGATTTCCTTGACAGGATTTACAAAACCAAGTCTAAATTTAGCAGTGTTTTGGTTTTCCACTATAGAACTTTTTGACAGTTGAACTTGAGTAATTAAATATTCTAAACGAGAATTCAAAATATATTTATATTCTTCGTCGTCTAAAAATACATATTCTACCGGAAGTGTCGCATTAACGAGTTGAACATTTGGAAAATTTTGTGTATGTGTTGGATCTGTTGGATCTGTATTTAAAACTAAATTATCAATTCTTCTTATTTTAACATGGACTTCTACTTCTTGCCTTGTCAGTGCAGAAATGGGAATTGAAAGTGAATCGTGATTATTAAAGTAAAATGGCAAAGGAACTACAAAAGTTCTTGGATATTTTCCATATTTTCCAGATGTTGTTGAGCTTGCAACACCCAAACCTAATCTGGAATCAGTTGACCCAACTAAATATTCAAGTGATCTTTGTTTGGAATCTGACACATATAAATTATTATAAATTTCTATATATTCACCGGTCAGTCTTTCTATTAGTTGGCCACCTATGATTAAATCTGCATAATCAATAATAACATTTCCTATTGAATTTGTATAAGCTAGATCGTCATTTGGTAATGCAGGAAGTTCGAAACGAAAATATAATTTTCTTACAAGGTCACCTTTTCTAGGAATAATACACCTTACAATTGTTCCGAATTCTGCCGTTTCTTCAAAAGGATTATCTAAAGTTTCAAGAGCAAATTTAGTATGTCTTTTATAGGTCTGCTGAAAAAAAGTTATTTCTGGATTATCTGTTAAATAATAATCTTGAATTCCTGTGCTTGCAAGTTGGATTCTTCCACTTGACATATTAATTTAAACTGAGAAAAAACCTTCTGTAATTTTTCTACACAATTTCTAAAGAATATGAATATTCAATTAAAAAAATTTAAACCAGAAAAAATGGCAGATGATAAAGTTTGTGTTTTTATTGGAAAAAGAGGCACAGGAAAATCAACTTTAGTAACTGACATTTTATATCATAAAAAACATCTTCCAGCAGGGATTGTTATGTCGGCCACTGAAGAAGGTAACCATCACTATAAACAATATGTCCCAGATTTATTCATTTATGGTGATTATGAAAGAGAAGCAATAGAACGAGTGCTAGAAAGACAAAAAAAACTTATATCAGCAAATAAAGGGACGGGGTCTTTTATCTTGTTGGATGATTGCATGTATGATAGAAAGTTCATGAAAGATATTTGCATCAGGCAATGTTTTATGAATGGAAGACATTGGAAATTATTTTTCATGCTCACCATGCAATATTGTATGGACCTTACACCGGATTTAAGAGCGAACGTTGATTATGTTTTTATTTTGAGAGAAAATGTTTTACAAAATAGAGAAAAATTATATAAATCTTTTTTTGGTGTTTTTCCAACACTTGATATGTTTAATCAGGTCATGAATGCGTGCACCGAAAATTATGAATGTTTGGTATTGGATAACACATCTAAAAGTAATAAAATAGAAGATTGTGTATTTTGGTATAAAGCATCAATGAGAAAAAATTTCAGAATTGGTTCAGACCATTTATGGAATTTTCATAAAAAAAACTATAATTCAAATCAAGATACTAATGTAGACCCTAGAAAAATCCAAAAAAAACAGGCTTTAACAGTTGTAAAGAAGAAATAATCTCGCGTCCAAAAAAAAACAAGAAAATATCTATTTAATACTAATATTTAAACATGGATAACATACAAACTATGAACTTAATGAATAATTCAGAAGAATCTGGAATGGTTTCTATCCAAAATTCTCAGCCACCGCCGCAACCACAAGTTGAAATCGAGCTGAAAAAAGTTGAAAAAAATATATCACAAGATAATAAAAGAGAAAGTAAAATGGATTCAACACCTTTAGATGAAGTTATGGGAATGAATGAACCGGCGCATTTTCAGTCGCCTCCTCCCCAGGATCCACGAGCCATCCAGTCACCTATCCAAGCTGTCCCACAACCACAACAAATGCCCGTTGCACCAGGGCAACAGCCGACCGATTCACAAAAAGCTCAGTCCGGAGATAAAAAATTCATGAATTTAACTACCGAACAAATCGAAGCTCTGATGGTTGGGTTCATCTGTGTTCTTGTATTTTCGCGACCTTTACAAGAAAAATTGGTTCAAATTGTCCCTCAATACCTAAATGAAAATGGTTCAAAGAGCACAATTGGTTTGGCCGTAACCGGTCTAATCGCCGCTATTCTATTTTTCTTAGGAAGAAAATTCCTTATGAAAAATTAGACTGAACATACAAAGGTTCAAGATATGCACCAGTAAGAAATATAATTAAAAAGAATATCAAGTAATACCCTGCATAAATAAATGCAGCAGTTATTCTATGTTCTTTTGGATTGCTTAGCGCCTGTTTACCCTTTTTACTCCATGTAATTATTACATATGATAAAATAAGTGAAGCTATTCCAGCATACGCCAGGGGTGTTCTAGATATTCTAAATGAACTTGATTTTGTAGCATTTACCAATACCAGAGGATATATAAGAGATATCATAAGAATATTAAAATAAAGTTTATCATTTAGGAATGATATCAATATTGGCAGTAACATTGGCAAGGACCAAGCCATCATTCCTTTAAAAAGATAATCGCGAGGTGTTTTCATTATATTATATAATATAAATGATTATTTTATTTTTTTTAATCTTTTATATATTTTCCACAAAAAGGCTGTTTGAAATTGACAGGTTCATAAATTCCAATTTTTTCACATAACACTCTTAGTTCTGTAAAATTATTCCAAAATTCTTCACTGTGATTATATTCGTCGACTGTCGAGTGCGCAAGTTCGTGAATCAATATATGAAATGCCTGATTAGGTTCCCCGTCGATGCATATAGATATTTCATCCCCTTTATTAGAATTCCAACCTAAATCACCTGATAAAGAATTTTTATATCCAGAAAGTAAAATTCTTCTTCTTAAAACTTTAAATTTTTCTGGAATATTATTATTATTTACATAATCTAAAAATTTATCATATCTTTTTTTTACCTCTACCATACAATATGGTTCTCTATTTGTTAAACATATAGTAAATATAATCACAACCAATAACAATAAATAAATTAGAAACATTTCTTATTATATATTGATAAAAATAAATTCACTATACAATTTTGACAATTCCCATCCTGTTTCTAAAGACTTCCAATGTTCGAGTTTTATATTCTTTTGTTCTAGATAAGTTATCAATAAATCCTTATATGGAATTGGTTCTGGCTTTGGGCCATTATTGTAAAATGGGGTATTCGCAAGAAAAACATATAATTTTTCTCCGAAAGACCCGTAGCCAGTTGTTTCCATATTCCTTGACGCGTAATTTCCTAGATCATCTCGAAAAGGTGTTTGTAAAAGTATCTGTTCAGAATCTGGGATACATCCAAAAAGTTTTCCACCAGGTTTCAATCTTTTCTTAATTTCATTTAATGATTTAAAAAAAAGTCCTCCATTTTCAAAAATATAATGTAATGAAAAATTATAACAAATAAAATCATATTTTTTTTTCGGACAAGAAAAAATATCCCCATGAAAAATATTTATATTTTTGTTATTAAGTTTTAAATTATTTATTCTTTGTTTTGCTTCTTTTAATGAATTTGCGTCCGGGTCACACATGTCAAGAGACAATGGAACTTTCAAACTATACCATTTATGAAGGTCACCACCAAACCCACACCCTACATCCAAAACATGAACATGGTTTTCAGAAGAACCAACCACCTTTTGGATGAGGTTACGTTTAACGTTGTTATGTGATTTACGAAGATCTTCCATGATTACTTGATTATACAAAGTTTTATTGTTTTAATTAAATGTGTTTTCTAACAAGTTTAACAATGTAATGTTTTATTGCAAAACCAGCAACAACAAATCCAGAAAATATTCCAGCTATGACATAAGGCGAAAATTCCGAATTCTGTTTAACATAATAAATATGAACATATTCAATAGGATACATGAAAATTTTATACATCATTCATGTTAATTATATTTGCCTAATTTTTAATTAATGCATTTAAAAATAAAATTATATTATTAGTTAATAAGAAAACATGTCACGTCTTGAAATTATTATGGGTTGCATGTTTTCGGGTAAGTCTACAGAACTTGTAAGAAGGTTGAAAAGATACAATGCAATCGGAGAAAATATATTAGTAATTAATTCAACTACAGACACAAGGTCAGATGAACAAATTATAAAAACACATGATGAAGTAACATTTAACTGTGTAAAAACTGATAGTCTAAAAGATATATTTTCAAATGAAAACTTTTTAAAATCGAAAATTATTGGAATTGATGAAGGGCAATTTTTCAATGATTTATATGATTTTGTCTTATTGACTTTACACAATTTTGAAAAACATATAATTATTGCGAGTTTAGATGGCGATTCAAATCAACATATATTTGGACAAACATTGTCATTAATTCCTTTGGCCGACGATGTTAGTAAACTAAAAGCTCTCTGTATGGAATGCAATGATGGCACTCCGGCGCCATTTACAAAGCGTTTGGTGGACTCAAATGAACAAGAACTCGTTGGTGCAAAAGGGGTCTATAGTGCGGTTTGCAGAAAACATCTTTTCAACCCAATAGATTTATTAATCGAAAAGGTAGTGAAAGATAATTTTTAAATAGCAACATATTTTTTACTACTATTGCCTATTCCTAATTTAGATTTTGCTGTGTTTCTTACATTTTTAACTTTACTATTGCCCGAAAATAAGAAAAATAAAATGACCAACAATAATAAAACACCGCCACCTATAGCTGTCAATAATTTCCAACCTGACGACCCCCAACCATTTTTGTCGCCCTCACCACCAGGGGTTTCACCGGCGCCAGGGGTTTCACCGGCGCCAGGGGGTTCACCGCCGCCAGGGGTTCCACCGCCGCCAGGGGTTCCACCGCCGCCAGGGGTTCCACCGGTGTTTTGCGTTACATCTTGTTGCAATTGACAAGAAGCAATTACTTCTACACCACCACCACCCGAGTCTATGTCACCAATCACTTGTTTCGTCCAACAATTCATTTCGGCAGGGCATTCTGTTCCATAAGGAACCCATTTAGTGCCGTCAATGTCGTCGCTGCAAGCACTATTCATGCAATGTGGTCGGGCTCTTACTTTCTCTGCATAAAATGCAGCGGCTGTTGGATATTCTTCTTTTAATTTTTCATATAGTTCAGTTGAAGTTATAACATCATCACATCCGGGATAGTCAGGATTATTGGTGCAATATTCAATCCCTTCGTATAGCTCTGATGCATTCTTAGCGTTATAACACCTGCAAAATTCGTTATCTGGATATTTACTACAGGTTTCTAATGCAACTTGGTTAATATCATCTTCATATTCCGGGTTATTGTGAAGTTTTTTGCAGACTTTCCACCCTGTTTCGTTTTCCTCATCAATATCTATAGCATCTTTTAAAATATTTCCGTCTATTTTGCACCATTCTAGTGTCACGTCGTTTTTTACTTCATCACCAATATCATCAAGAAAATCATGACACGTTTTGTTGTCGCCAATTTTCTTAAATAGATTGGAAGGCACTTGACAGTAATCATATGTTAAATTTCTCCATTGATATTCACGTGCATTGACTTCGGGTATATTATCCGAAGCAGATTCTATTTCAACATCCATTTTCCTTAGACCGACATCGTTTATCAGGTGCCAGCACGTGAAACTAGTGCCGTTGTTCGGACTATATCCATAATCCGGCCCTTTCCATTCAATTGCACGTAATTCTGTGTCGTTACAAGGAAGTATATTAGTAAATGACGTTTTTTCCCCTCTATCATATTTTAATGCAACTTCTCCGCTGTTTCCAGTCGTCACGCCATTATATAGTGCTTTTTTATTAGGAACGACACATTCACCTTTTACATGACCTTCAGATGAAAATCTTCCAGAATTACGTTCGGTCTGTGTTTGACCATTAACACCTTTTTTCATTAAAGTGTAAGTATCTCTAAATTCATTCATTGACTTTCCCCCTTTACACGTGTTTTTACTATAAAAAGGAACACCTCCGTTTGCTAAAAACACATCAGAAGATACCATATAATATCCATCAGTGGTTTGATTTTTTATATTTTCGGCATTCATTTTTTCAGAAGTAGACTTTAAAACAGGGGTCGTATACCCAGTATTAGTTTTATAAACATTCCAGTTTATATTTTTTAAAAGATTTCCGATATTTAAATAATCATCTGGATCCAACGCAAGATTTATCAAAAACGGAGATGCTGTCGCAATCTCTCCATTAGACAGTGTTATTTCGGATTTTCCGTTATGTTTATCTATTCTTGCTAAAGAAGTTTCAAAACTTAAAAATACATCTATCTGTGTAGAAAACGGTTCAGTCTCTGTAAAAAAATATGTATTTGTATTATTATATTTTAAAGAACTGTGACTATCACCTTCATTATCTATTCTCCTAAGTTGAGGAATCATATTTAAATAATAATTTGTGTTTGTTGTAATTTTAATCATTACACCCATGTATGGGAAAAATCTACGACCATTTTTACAGATTATTTTAACATTTTCAAGTGCAGATTCAAAATCCATAGCCGTGAAATTACTAACATCTATTACTACATTTGAGTTTGGGCTAGCACTAATATCATTATATATAGTTCCAAAATTGACTTGAAATTCTCCAGCGGTGATGCTGTCATCTTTGAAAAGAGATGTAAAGTAAAAAACTAATTGTTTAAACGGTTTTTCCCATCTAGTCGCCATATTCACAGATTTATATCTAGATTTTGGGCCTTCTGTTAAAACAGGTCTGGTCGATGTTAGTTTTGACATTTTTTTAAAATATTAATATATATTAATATTTTAAAAATGGTTGTTGGACTATTAGCAGGAGCAGCAATTGGTTATTTTATGGGGAGAAAGGGCGATGGCGGTGAACAGACGATAGAAGTTAATAATGAAGCTGTGAACAAAAGAGTGTTTGACTATATGACAAGTGTCGTTAATACTACAGAAGGTGATGTAAAAACAGTGAATATATTAAAGGCGGGAGATTTAACCTCTTATGGATGCAAAGTATGTGCAACTGCTACAACGACCGTGGACATGAAGGTTATTTCAAGTTTTACTAATGAACAAACAGTAGATCTTCAAACAACTTTAATAAATGAAATGGAAACTGAATTAGATCAAGGATTCAAATCCGAGACCGGAGTTCTTGCGTTTCCTCCTGTAACTGCTGAACAGAGAGCAAATATTACTAATTCAATTAGAAATGAAATTGAAACAAACATAAACATGGATACAATTAATACAGCTATTGGTAAGGTCAATTCAAGAAATGAAATTGATTTGGGAGATATTACAGCAGACCCGTGTGGTTTATTAATTTTAAAAGAAATTCCAACTGCTATTGTTCCTGGGATGCAGGAGTGTTTAGCTGCGACAAGAAATGAATGTTGCATTAACCTTAACTCTGATTTGTTTGCTAAAGTTGTTGTAGACAATATGAATATAAATGTAACTGGTATCAGTGAATCACTGGAAGCATATAACTCACAAACTTCAACAGTTTCTCAAGACCAAGATGTAAAAAGTAAAGGTTTAGAAGCTTTATTTGAAGGCTGGTATATTATGATTATTGCGTTAGTTGGGTTAGTGGTTATTGGTGGGGGTGGTTATTATATGATTAAAAAAAGTGGCAAATCTGGAGGTGGCTTCAGCGGGGGGGGTGTCGGTGCGGGTGCCGCGAGCCAGTCACTTCCATCTTTTCAAAATATAAGACAGAAACATCCAAAAACACTCTTGGCAGTTGGTGGTGTTTTTTTACTGCTTTTAGTGGTTTTGGGGGTTTTAGCTGGAATGGTTTATGCACCAAAATCTAAATTAAATAAACAATGTTCAAGCATTACAAATAACACCCACGTAAAATCTTATGAATACTCGTCAGATTTAAATACAAAAATAAAAGATGAAACATTGATATCAAGTGACTGTGTAGTAGATAAATGTGATGTTGGTTTTAAAAAACGCTTCGGAGCCTGCATTTCTGGTGGTGATATATGCAAACTTGACGATGGTGGAGAAGGTTATTTATATAATGGGGAATGTTTGCCTTATGGCGGACGTTGTGATTTAGATAAACCAAATCCACACATAATACAGATAGACACATTAAATGGTAAAGTAATTTGCAAAGAAGAATCTGCAAAAAACTGCGGCCTTGACCAAAATAATAATCAGACATACAGCCACAAAGGACAATGCTTGTCTATAGGAGATGATTGTGTTCCGACTGGTGGATCTTCGTTATTGCATAAAATAACTATCAATGATAGTGATATTGTAAGTTGTGATAGAGTAGGAAATGAATGTGCAGACACAAGTGCAACTTATTATCCGGAAGCTGATAAATGTTTCATGCTAAATGTGAGTAAAACGCCTGAAATTAATAAAAATCAATTTTTAGATTCGAATTTACCAGATGAAACTGAATTAGTATTTTCTGTCAATAGTTCTGCAAATGTTGACGCAACTTTAAATTCTGAAAATAATCCAACTGATCAACATGAAGCATATAATGACGCGTTAGATGAAATGAGATCGCAATGCGACACCGATAAAAACTGCATAGGGGTTATTAGAGAACAAGTTCCGTATACAGATGCAGAAATTGAAAAATTGAAAAATGATAAACAGTTGGATGAAGGTCTGATACCTTATAAGTTTAGACCTGTAAAAATTATAAATACTTCTGATGATAATTTAATCGCTTGGGACCCCGATAAACTAGATACATTATATACAACAAGAGATACTGAAGATATTGCTTCTGATTTTCCCTTACCACCAAACAGACAATCACTTATTTGGTTAAAGAAGGAAGCTTAAAGAAATAAATCATTAAATTGATATTAATAATGTCTCTTGGTCAAGATTATACAACTGTTCCGGGTCAGCTTTTCGCGTGCATTAGTCTTGTTGGTCCAGATTGCCCCCAGAAAACTGATAAATTTGGACTTAAAATCAGGGGATGTTTTCAGACTCGCGACGAAGCTGCCTCGCATGCTAAGAGGCTTCAAAAGGAAGATGCTACTTTTGATATTTATGTAGTTGACATGTATAAATGGCTTCTTATCCCACCAGACAGTTCAAAGATTGATGACACGCATTATGTGGAAGATAAACTAGAGGAAATCATGTCAAAATATAAAGAGAATCAGAAGATGGCTTCTAAAATGTTTGAAGAGCGAAAGCGTGATGCAATGGCTGTTAAAAGCGAAGGAGACATGCCTTATATTAAACCAGGAGATGAAAATTCAAAATATTATACAAAACCAGATGAACCTCCTATTAGTCACCCCGCGGAAGTTCTCGAACGCCTTAAATCTGAAAAACCGGATGCATCAATTGAAGAGCTGGTAAAGGAAGCAGATGAAATTGTTGCACAGGAGATCAAGGAGCGCCAAGAGGCTCGCGAAGCCGAATTAGAAAAAAATGATGAATAGATATTAACATAGAATGTTAACTTTTTTCGGAATTTTTATTTTAATAAATATGTTATTTATTATTTACATGATTTATTTGAATTTTAATAAACTTAAAAAGGCATGTAAAGTAACTTCTGCTTCTAATATTGTTATGCCGGTTGATGAAAATGGCATAACAATAATTGATGGATATAATTTTGGGGAAATAATTGATATTACTACCACAGATACTGCAAAAGAAGATACGAAAGGGAATTTTAATTCTATATTTACATAGGTCGTAGGATCACTGGTTGCATTGTCTTTCCCATAAAGAAACCTAATATAAAAGCTAAAAATATAATCACATAATCACTTTTATCTAAATCTGTTAATATATCTTTTGTTTTTGAATTCATTTGATATATTGGCTGCTGCTGTGGGTATCTTTGAAAATATTCTTGAAATTCTGGAAGGTAATTTTTTTGTTTTTTATGTGTATGGTGATGGTGTTCTGATTCTTGGTTATAATTATAATCGATGTCATTGTGATCTTGATTCATAAATTCTAAATGTGAATCCATTGGAGGAATACTTCTATCATCTAATTGAGTAATGTTTGCTTCCATTTTAAAAAATAAGAAGATTAAATCTTTAACTATTTTACTCATTTTCATCTTTTTCATCATCGCTGTCGCTATAAACCACAAAATCCTTTAGATTCCCTTGATCGTCTGCGTCTGATGCACTCTCATCTTCTGATTCATCTGACGAATCTGAACCAAGAGTTTCTCCGCCTGAAACAGAATCTTCACATGGTTCTGGTTTTCGGGTAATTTCTTCAGATAGTGAATCATAACCATCTTCCGATGAAAAAATATCAGAGTCGCAACCAGAAAAATCATCTGTAACCTTTTCTACTGGTTCATATCGAACCGGTTTCTTAATTTTTCGCCCAGACCTAGTGATTAGTGTGTTTGAAGATTGCTCGCCATTATCCATGGTTTCCGATTGTGTTTGTTTTTTTGTCATTACTACTTATTTATTCAATTTTATTGTTTAAGTATTTTGGATAAAAAGATGTTGATTGTTCTCTAGAACTATTTAATAATATTTCTTCTCCTAAAAGAGCATTTTGATGTATTTCTTCTGAGAAATCAAAGTCCTGATCACATAATTGAAGATCATAAAGATTTTCAATTGCTTTATAAAAATAAATAGAAGATATTTCAATATTATTTATATTTTTTTGAAACAAATCTAAATTATTTACATATTGAAGATAAATATCTTCATTCAAACCAGAATAGGGATGTATATTTTCTTTCATCGTTTTAATCGAATCATTCTTGACATGTCTATTATTTAATGACGGTGCAATTACAAATAACGTAATCAAAAAAATCATTGAAATAAAAAACCACCACATGTTTTCTTTTTATTATCTATTATTATTTCATTTATTTTTGAATTCAATAAACTTTTCCGTCCTGAAAAATTTTTGCATAGTCCGTGTCGTCTTCCTTCTGTAGTTTCACAACGGCAAAAACATTTCTGACATATTGTTTTATCTTTTAAATCTATGTAAAACCAAATGTGATTAGAACTATGCGAACGTTTTAAATTTTCACAATATTTTGAATTTGTTTGAATTAAATAACTTGTTTTATTTTTAAAAATTTTTGAAACTCTTGCATCTTTCTGACCTTCAAGATTTTTTCTTATAAAAGTTTCTAGAAAAACTTTCAAATCACTATTAAAAATTTCATTCTTTGTCTGATTTTTTGTGAATTCACCTTCCTTTTTTTTGGTTTGTGTTATTTTTTCAAAATTAACAACCTCGGGAATCTGTAAAACATCTGCTAATTTATTTTCTGTTCGGATAGTTGTTAACCATAGTGTATTTTTATCAGGATCTTGTTTCAATATCTTCTCCTTCTGAGATGTCAATACATAAACCGGTAAATATACACCTTCTGTGACTTTTCCTATATTCAAACATACTTCACACCCAGAACCTTTACAATCATCGTGTTTACTTTTTTTATGTGACCAAGGCATTCTAAACCCGCTTCCTTTCGAATTGTTACCCAAAGTTCCGTATACAGATGGATCTATAAATCTAAACCAATCATATTCTGGAGCTTCTTCTTTGAGGCTGTTTATTATGTGATACATGAGCTGTATAGCATTTGTCTTGTCGATAATTAGACCTGGAAAATTTATATGAATTCCAGTTTTGATTTTAGTTCCTTTTTTCTTAGGATTAGAAGTTGAAACAATTGCCAACTGTTCTTCACTTGAAAACTGCATAATAACTGAAAAAATAATTTTTGAAAACCTTAAAATATCACCTAAATCTAAAGCATCGTCGTCATTAAAATCGATATCTAAAAAAAAGTTATATATTTCTGTCTTCTGTTCGACTACAAATATATGTTCATTTGATTTGATACATTGAACACAAATTTCGTAAAATAAATTCAATCTATCAAACGGGACTGATAAAACGCCGCCGTCCATTAAAACGTGAGATATATTTCTGCCATTCAAAAATCCGTTTTGCAAACATAGTTCACGAAACATCTTTGTGTTATTAATTTATGGCAATTATTTTTTTAATAATATTCTATCCAATAGTGTTACGCTAGTTATATTAGCATTCTCTTCTCTAATCTGTTTAATTATTAACAGTTGATCTTTAAAATTATAATTCATAAACTCATTTGCTTCTTCTGAATCTTCTTCAACATCTATTAGTTCGCAAAATATTTTTCTATTATATGATTTTGGCTGAGTCATTATTTCTATAATTATTTGATATATTAAAAAATTTTTTTTCTGGCGAATTTAAAGCTGAATAAAATTTAGGATTTTCTAAAATATTCTTTCTAATAAGTTCCCACACGTGGTCACCTCTAGAATCAAATTCTGAAAGTGTTTCAAAACTCATAATGTCATTCTCGTCATATACTATCTTTATAGGAAGATTCATCATTTTCATTTTTTCAAGATTCTTCTTCGCTAAATTAAACTTGTTAATAAGTCTAAATTGTTCATATTTAGGAACATTAAAGTCCAATATATAAACATGATAAGTAACTTCTTCGAATTTTGAAGTTGTTGGTAAATAATTAAAGTTAAAATAACTATAATAACCTGCTTTCATGTTTACTGTCCCCCTCGTTTCTTCTTCAAGTTCTCTAAGGGCACATTTCAGTGGATTTGAAATTTCACTTTTTCTACATCCACCTGTCACAAAAGTCCATTCACCATATCGACGATCTCTAACAGTTAGGAATTTGTTTGGCTTGTCGTCAGTAAAAGAAACCGGTATTGCTATTGCTTTGTGTTTTTCGTGGTTTTTCATTTTTAGACATAAGTCTTCTAATATAAAACAAATTTTTAAATTTTAGTCACTTTCTTCGCCGTCGCTTTCTTCTTTTTTAGAAGAAACAATTTTAGCTTTCTTAATTGGAGGGGTTGGGACTACTGGTTTCTTTTCATCATTAACAGGCGCTCTTTCCCGGTTACTGAGTTGTGAAGCAACTTTCACTGCGAAAGTTGAAAATTCGGTTTTGTTTTTCTGGTTCTCTCTATACAAATAAAAGCATACAAGAAGGCATACAACTACTGATAGAAGAGTAATGCTACTTTTGTCAAAATTAAACATTTTTAATATTTTAATACTTTTTTTTAATTGTGTAATATCGCACCTTGATCTGTTACTGGAACTTGGCGTGGGCAATTATATGATTCTGCAAATTGAACTCCTTGAAAATGAGCCGGCCCGCATTGACGGTAGTTATTCGACATGTAATTTACATCGTCGCAACACCCATTAATATTATTTATTTGTGCTGGAGCATTTTCATATTTCTCTCTTGTGCGTTCTCCAATTATATATTTATCTAAATTATGTGATTTTGGATCATATGTTAAACAAAATAAAAAACATACAATAACAATCAAAAATAACCACTTATCCATTTTTATTATAAAGGTTATATTTTTTAGTTAGCATACATTACACCTCCCATACCATTTTGGATTCTCAATACGTTGTAATTAACAGCGTATACGTCTGAACTAGACTGCATATCATCAGAACATATAATTCTAACAGAGTCAAGTCTGCTGAAATTGAGAGTGCCGGTCGGCTGAAGCTTGCTTGTCTCAAGGCAAAATGGGTATAAGAATGTGTTCGTGTCGCCATCAACGTCTGGGAGGTTCACACAATGGTAATATCTAGGAGCAACATTGAAATGGGGTGTGTATTTCTTTTCTGAACCAACGTCAACGCCATTAATTTGCAGTTTAAGTGTTGCTGTTACTTCGGCGTATTTGCCTACTAGTGCAGCATTTGACGATAAAAATTTAATTGGATGGTTAAAGTTGAGTTCGTGAATTTTGCCAGAAACACCCGAAGATTTTTGAGTTTGATGGATGAGCAGTTCATGAGAACTGTTAGCAAAATCTCTTCGCTCATCCGTGTCTAGGTAAATGAAATTGGCGAAACATTCATATCGAGTGCTAGCTGCTGGCGAATCCCATGTAATTCTAATTTCTACGTCGTGGTATTGGAGAGCGACCAAAGGCAAGGCAGACTGATAGTTTTCACAAAACCAAAAATGAAGTGGAAGAAATTTAGTAATTGTTGTATTGGCCTTTGTTACCGAAGTCAATAGCAAAGGGTCCGCGACGGAAGTCATGAAAGTATTATCCTGACTATCAATGACCTGACCACCAATCAATAATTCAACCTTTGAAATTGGATTATATGAAGCAGTTCCCCAATCAACAGCGTTACCACTAGCGTTTCTCTCGGTTAGAAAAACATAGCTTACAAGGTCACCTTTGCGTTCTAGGCGAACCGTGGAAATGCTTCCCGAGGATGGATTACCCTGAATAATTTGTCTGTCGACAACCTGAGCAAAATTTGTGTGGCGTTTGTAAACATTTCTAAAAAAAGATACTTCTGGGTTTCCAACAATATGGGCATCTTGTGCGCCGATTGCAACTAATTGTGTAATTCCACCGGACATTGTTTATACTTTATATATAAGTTTATTTTTTTTTATTTTGAGCAAAGTTTCTGCGCAAGGTATGAAATCTCAACATGAATGAATTGTCTTCTAAACCATTGAAATTAACCAGGTCACCGTTCTTGTCTGTCCATTTTATTGTGAGTCTGTCAACCTTGTTTAAAATCTGGGGATAGTGAATTAAATAATCATAATCACTTAACTTTTTGAACCTTTTTATATCGCCGCTATTTACATCCATCGGTATCATTCCGAATGACCTTGAAATATTTTTACCGGTGTAAAATCCAGCTTCTTGATTGTCATTCATAGAAACTGCGTCTTCATTAAATAACGTTCTAAGCTCTTGTATATCAAGGAATATACCCTCGTGTGGATGCATATTTACAACTTTGTCAGATTTAACAAAATTACGATCTCTATACCGTATATTATCTGAATAAAGAGGGACGATATTACTCGAAGAATATGACACACTTGAAGAATTTATAAGAACATTTGTATTAGATGCACCAAACCCTAACAAGTCTGCAACAACATTCGAGTTAACATGCATAGAAAATGTATTTCCGGAAGTTGGTCTAGAAAATAAATATTTTCCTTCGTTTTGTAAATATGTAATAGAAAGTGAACATGTATTGTTTACCGCATTTTGTATTTCCGTAGCCAACCCGGACGAACTATAAAATCCGGGTGGAATTGAGAAAAATGTTAAATCACTTGAATCGCCAGTATTATCTGAATAAATATTACTTATCCCAACAACATTAGATCCATCCTTTAAATTATAAATTGTATTTGGTATAGAAGCATGAATAAGTTCTACTTTTTCAATATCTTTTATGGGAGTTGTTAAATGTAATACATATGAATTCCCTGAAGGATAACTATTTTTATTTCTGCTCTCAGATGAAGCAAACACGTGTCTGGTTTCTCTGTGATAGGACATTAATATGTATTGAGGTTTTTATTTATTTTTTTATGACACACATTAAAAAAAAATTATTTCTTTTTAAATATTTTATTTAAAGATTTTTTTTGGAAAATAAAATAAAATAAAATAATAATAAAAATTATTAAACATAATTGTGGAAGTCTTGAAACACTATTATCTTCTCCAAATAAACTATATCCTGATGTTCTATTTTTCATATCATCTCTAATTGATAATACTGCAGTCTTGCATTGATTTATAGTAGAATCTTTACCGCATGCATCTGGGAACTCATTATTAAGTCTTCTCAGACACGAATTAGTTATAAACCCTTTTGAGTCTTCAGTGTTTCTAATCTGATTGGCTATTTCTTTTGCTTTCTGGGTTGACATTTTATATATTATATGTTATTTTTTTTCATTCACAAAAGTTACCCCTTTTGCATTTAAACTGATAAGTAATATGAACGTCATTTGATTTTAAAATAATAAGATTGCCATTTTCATCTCTTAGTTTCGTCGTGAGCCTGTCAATTTTTCTTATAGGATTGAAATATTGAATAGTAGAAGTATAATCATATTCTTTGTAACTTGTTCTTCCGGAATCATTTACAATAAATTTTACTACAGGATTTTGAATTTGCGACTTTGTAGAAGGGTTTGCCGATAAAGAAGAATTTCCCGCGACATCATTGAATCTAGAAGACAATTCTTCGACGTTTAAGTAACAAACATTACTACCAGACACACTTGCATCAAAGTCAGCCAAAATAACTTTGACTTCTGTTATGTCTTTTATAGGATTAAATAAATAATTTATAAATGTGTTTCCAGTTGTTGAAGAGTCTGTTAACGAATCCGTGTGGATTGTATAATATTCGTATTCACAATCTGACATTGGTATTATTATTATTAATATTGTTTTTTTTTAACGAAGAAAAAACAATATTAATATTTTTTTTATTTTATTTCTTTTTTTTTTAAAATTTAGTTCAAAAGAGAACCACCAATACCTTCACCAATTTCATATTCGCCAGCCTGAGCATTTACACACTCTTGAATCCCACATACACCACCGGGGGTTAGATTTTTGGTGTATGGGCTGGCACCGGCTTGAGGACCGGGGACGCATTCCATGCCATACTGTAGTTTTCTAATATCACATTGCGGCTCTTTTGACAGAGTCAATGGAGCATAACCGCTTCTGGGTGTTTTTTTGCACAAAAACCACATGACAAGGGCGATGACAACTACTGAAACAAGAGTTCTCTGTTTGTTGGAATTAAGTTTAAACATTTTATAATATAATTAAACATTTTTTTAAAATTAAGTGCGTTAAAGGTTATCAATACTTTTCATATAAATACATTAATATGGCTGACATAGTTATTGAAAGAGAAGATCAGGGGAATGTTTTTAAACTTGATTCAGATGAACAGGCGCTATTTGATGAGATTCAAATCTCAACTGAAAAACCACTGAGAAAACGAAAACCACCACAACGTAAAAAGTTAAGACACGAAATGCACGAAGAATCAGAGGAGCTTGAGGCATTTACAAATCCTTCGAAAATGAATCCCCGGAGCCAACCTCCTCCTGAAGTAATGGACCACGGCGAAGATGAAGGAATGCCAATGTTTGAAAGTGATAGTGAAAGAGGTGAAGGCGGTGGAGAATACATGGGTGGTGGTAGTGGCGGTGGCGAAGGCCCTTCACCTGGATACACGAGTATTGAAGATGAAAAAGCTGACCTATTAAACAAAATTAACAGGCTCGAAAAGAAAGGCCTAAATGTAAATAAAAAATTGAATATTTATTCAAGTGTTGAGGATTTACGAACAGAATATAAAAGAATAAAATACAGCATCGATGTTGAGCAGTCTATTAAATTTTCACGGAGAATGCTTATTGCTTGCGTAACCGGTGTTGAATTTCTTAACAAACGGTATAACCCGTTGGAAGTTCAACTAGATGGATGGTCCGAAAGTATTATGGAAAACGTTGACGATTATGACGGTGTATTTGAAGAACTTTACAATAAATATAAGACAAAGGTAAATGTTGCACCAGAGGTCAAACTAATCATGATGTTGGGTGGCAGCGCAATGATGTTTCATTTAACAAACAGCATGTTTAAATCAGCGATTCCAAATATGAATGACGTAATGAAACAAAATCCAGATCTTGTTAAGAATATGATGTCAGCTGTTCAAAATACACAACCTCGTCAGACTGCAGAAGACCCTACACAGCGACCAACCAAGCAATCAGAAACATTTGATTCTGGTGGTAGAAGAGAAATGAATGGTCCTGGATTAGATATTTCTCAGTTGATGGGTGGTATTATGATGCCGCCACCGCCGCCTATGAATACAAATATAATTGAAGAAAAACAGTCTCAAATCGAAGAAATTGTAAGTGATGTCGATGATTTATCAGACATTGTTTCGGTCGCTGGCGAATCAACAAATGGCGAAGTAAAAGAAGTTTCTTTGAAGAAAACAAAAGGTAAAAGAACAAAAAAGAAGGAAATAAATTTATAATGTATTAATTATATAAAAGTATGATAAGTTATTCCTCTTTAGATGAATTAGATAAACCAATGAATAACATAATTAGACACCCTCAGCGTCAGGTTGTTCAGACCCAACAAAATAGACCATTTGCAAAAGAAAACACAGAATGTAATTATTTGGTAATGTTTTTTGTTATAGGAATGTTTATAATTGTTATAAGCGACCAATTAAAATAATTATTATCTTATAATATACAAATGTCATCGTCTGGTGATACTGCTTTTTTAAAAAATGTTATTTTAGAATCTTCATCTTCTTTAGTAAATGGTTTGGGTATTCAGACAGATGGAACAAATATATATTTTAATGGAACACAAGTAAGTCAGAGTTCTGATGGATATTGGGCAATTGACAAAAGTAATATTTACAATGTAAATTCCGGAAATGTTTCAGTTGGTGTTAATACTTCTGATATAACAAATACACAATTTGATTATACATTTTCAATTGGTCAATTTTCCAATATTGCATTTGACCCTTCACAAGATAATGGAAAAATGTTTTTTAGAAATGATATTATTATTGATTCTATTACTGCACAAAGAATCCGATTAGGAAGGGCAGCCGGTAATAATAATCAAGGCCCCAATACAATTTCTATAGGTAATAACTCTGGTGTATATAATCAAGGTGAACGGTGTTTGGCTCTTGGAAATGACTCCGGATTTTCTAACCAAGGTGATAATGCTGTTTCTATTGGTTATAGGTCTGGATATATAGGCCAAAATACAAATTCGATTGCTATTGGTTATGAAGCTGGAAATGTAGCTCAGGCAACCTTATCAACTGCTATTGGTTATTATTGTGGAAATTATAATCAAGGTACTCAGTCTGTAGCTATAGGTAACCAGTCGGGTCAATTGAGCCAGAATGCAGAATCGGTTGCTATTGGCTATTTATCTGGGCAAAGTTATCAGGGTTCGTCTTCAGTATCTATAGGACCTAACAGTGGAACAATTAAACAAGGTAATAATGCAGTTTCTATTGGACCTTATTCCGGATATTCAAACCAAGGGAACAACTCCGTGTCTATTGGTTACGAGGCTGGTGAGTCTAACCAAGGGATTGGCTGCATTGCTATTGGTTATGAATCTGCAAATACTTTTCAAAATAATTTTTGCGCCGCCATTGGGTATGAAGCAGGTAATCAAGGGCAATACCAAGGTGCCGTGTCGATTGGTTATGAAGCTGGAAAAACGATTCAAGGGTCGTATTCAATTGCTATCGGATATCAGGCTGGCCAGAGTGCCCAAGATTCTCAATCAGTTTCGATTGGATATTTAGCAGGTAAAGAGAATCAAGGGTCTTCCTCCGTTTCGATTGGCGACAGTGCGGGAGTTTCTAACCAAGGAAATCTTAGTGTTTCTATAGGAAATAACGCCGGAGAATCTTACCAAGGAAATCGTTCAATCTCGCTAGGAAATGGAGCAGGAAGAGGTTATCAAGATGATAAATCTGTTGCTATTGGATATCAAGCCGGATCATTGTATCAGTCTACAGAATCCGTTGCTATTGGTTATGAAGCTGGTCAGACTTCACAAGGGACCCAGTCTATATCTATAGGTGTAAATGCCGGTTCAGATGGTCAAAATGCGCAGTCTTTATGTATAGGAACTTTCGCTGGCGAAAGTGCACAATCTGAATTTTCAATCGCCATAGGAAATGCAGCTGGAAAATTAAATCAGAAAGAGCAATCTTTGGCGATCGGATTCGGGGCCGGTGAAAATTATCAAAATACCGCGTGTTTAGCTATTGGATATTTATCCGGTTATGATGCTCAGAGCACACAGTCTGCAGCCATAGGATATGAAGCCGGGAAAACAGCCCAAGGAAGTAATTCAGACGCATACGGGTTTCAAGCTGGTAAGGAATACCAAGGGAACTTTTCAATTGCTATCGGCAATCAGGCTGGCGAATTTTCACAAAATAATGAATGCACAGCTATTGGATATTTAGCTGGTCAGAGTTATCAGGATGATAACTCGTTAGCCATAGGCGTGTTAGCCGGAACAAGTTATCAATCCACAGAATCAATTGCAATTGGTAATAATGCGGGTGAAAGTAATCAATCTTCTCAAGCATTATCAATTGGAAATTACGCAGGAAGGTTATCACAAAATACACTTTGCACTAGTATCGGATACCGCGCGGGTGAAAGTTACCAAGATAACGACTCTTTAGCTATAGGTGCGTTAGCTGGAACAACCAGACAATCTTCACAATCAATGGCTATAGGAAATAGATCTGGCGAAATATCCCAAGGCGGATTTAGCATGGCCATAGGAAATTTTGCAGGGCAAACGAGTCAAGCTGAAAAATCCCTCGCAATTGGTTATGAAGCAGGGAACGTTGGTCAGAATACAGAAGCTTTTTCTATTGGGTATCAAGCTGCAGAAACAGGTCAATATCAAGAATCTGTTGCAATAGGACCCTGGGCTGGACAGGTTGCTCAAGGTGAAAAATCTGTAGCGTTAGGACACTCTGCTGGTCGGTATGCTCAAGGTTGTAGCGCAAACCCTATAACAACTGGACTTGCAGTTGCTATTGGTTACAGAGCTGGACAGACAAGTCAGCGAGAAGGTGCAGTTTCGGTTGGGCATGTTGCGGGCAGTTTTAATCAAAATTACTATGGAGTTGCCATTGGAGCTGCCGCTGGTAATAGTTACCAGAACAACAGCGCAGTCGCTATCGGAAATTTTGCAGGGCAACTATGGCAAGGGTCTCAAGCTATTGCAATCGGGCTAGGGTGCGGGCAAACGTCTCAAGGGATAAATACAACGGCCGCTGGAAATTTTGCAGGACAAACAAATCAAGGTGATTATGCATCTGCTTTAGGAAGAGATTCGGGGCGGAGTTTTCAAGGTGTTTATGCGTGTGCATTTGGTTATAAAGCCGGCGAGAGTAATCAGGAACCTTATGCAGTCGCCGTCGGAACACTTGCAGGGAGGTTATCACAAAATACACTTTGCACTAGTATCGGATACAGCGCAGGTGAAAGTTATCAGGATAATAACTCAATTGCTATTGGGTATCGAGCTGGACAATCCTATCAAGGACAAAGATCTGTAGCTTTGGGAAACGAAGCTGGCCGTAGCAGCCAAGGAGATTATTCAATAGCTATTGGCAACCAGGCTGGTAGTGAACAAGCCTCGAAAACTATTATATTAAGCGCAAGTCAAACTGCATTTTCAAATACTACCGCAGCTAATGGCGGGTTTTTCGTCCAGCCAATAAGAAACGCTCCGGATACAAACGCTCTTTATTACAATCCAACAACCAAAGAGATTACATATGATGTTGGGGGTGGAGGTGGTGGTTCTCAGACGCTTCAACAAGTTACGAATTTAGGAGCAACCACTGGTAATGAAATAGAGTTCACAAATGTCACAACCTCTTTAAGGGCTTCTGGTAATGTGGTAGTCACTGGAAACGTTACCGCTTCCACTTTTTTCGGAGATGGAGGACTGCTTTCAAATATAACAGGTGGAGGGGGTTCATTAAGTTTAGAACAAGTCACAACGACTGGAAATACATCTTCAAAAATTGTAAGTTTTACAAATGCAACCGAATCTATAACTACGTCTGGTAATGTCCGTGTTGGAAATGAATTATTTGTAATCGGAGACATAACCGGAAATATTTCAGATGATCGTTTAAAAAACAAAATTGGAAAAATCGAATCTGCTTTAGAAAAAGTTTCTCAATTAAATGGTTTTATTTATGAATATAATGAAACTGCAGAAGAATTAGGTTTATCTAATAAAGGTCATAGAGTTGGTCTATCTGCCCAAGAGGTTCAGAAAGTTCTTCCAGAAGCAGTTACAAAAGCTCCAATTAATAATGAATATTTAACAATTCAATATGAAAAGGTAGTTCCATTATTGGTTGAGGCGATTAAAGAGATTAAAATAAAATTAGATTCTTTATAATAGTTATGACTTTAGGTAATAGTAATATTTCAATAAGAGATATAACGCTGGAACAGCTTGGAAGTCTTACTGTTCAGCATACATTTCATGAACTTTCAAATATTGCAGGGTTTTGGAGCCCTTCTTCATCAAATGTAGTTCCTCCTTATAAATTATCATATTTTAAAGGCTATAGTCATTTAACATCAACAATAGGAAGGGCAGCTGACTCAACAGCTAAAGACCCGTCTGGGTATGCGCCAGATCTAATTATACCTTTAGGTAATAGCAAAGCTGCAACCGTTTTTATAAACGGAGTTTTTACAAGTTTTACTAATGGAATATTATACGAATCCGGCGGTATTATCGGTCTTATATTATATATATATAATAAACGAATATATGGACAAGCGGGCGATGGAACGGGTTCGTTTGGTCAAGATTCTACATTTGAATGTTCATATCTAATTCCAAATGGTATTACTATAAATGAAATTATATTTACAGCGAATACTGATACTAACCAATCCAATTTATATGTAAACGGATATAATAATCCAAGTATATTCACATCTAGTAACATGGGTGCAATGTCAAATGTATCAACATCAGTTATTAAACTTTGTGGAACTGGCGCCGCAGGTTGGGGGAGGTCATATACAGGCTTGAGTATGAATCGAGCAAACTGGCCTAATTTAGATAACCAAGGCGGTTTAGTAAATGGAACTATATTAAGGAGCCATATATGGAACTCATATATGCAAGTCCCTGCACCCCCACCACCCTAACCGATATAAGTTCTATCGGAGAATCTCAAGAAATGAGATTAACTCAAAATGGTGATTTTATGTATGTATTAAGATTTTCAGGAGGTTTGGCAAATGAATATATATCACTATATTCATTATCAACTAGGATGGAAAAACGTTATTTCATTTAATTACTAAATAAAAGTCCACCCATTCCATTTTCAATTCTTAAAATGTTATAATTAACTGCATATACTTTTAGATTTTTAGATGTTCTATTAACTGTATTTGATAAAAACAATCTACACTTGTCAATTCTACTGAAATTACATGTTCCGGAAACATTATAGGTATTTACTTTATTTCCGAAACTATACATGTAATATCTAGTATAAGTGGGTGTGTTATAGTTAGTGTCAAAATTCAAAACGCCATGTTCTGTGTAATAATATCCTTGAACAGTGTGAAAAAATGTCGGTGACATTTCTTCAAAAAGATATGTTTCGTTTAAAGAAAGTGAAGCATAATCAAATGTCCATGTGTCTGTCGCCAAAACGGCGTCACCTGCTTCAAATCCAAAAAATATAGCTTTCACTGGGTGATTAAATGTTCTTAAATTTAAAATATTTTCACTCGTGAATGGAAGACTTTGAACCTGTGTAATCAAAAATTCCAATCTATTTTTAGAAAGATAGTTTCTTTCGAGGTTATCTAAAAGAACATAATTTCCATACATTTTTAAATCTGAAACACTTTCTATATTTGAAGGCCATTTGATAGTAATCTCAACTTCATAATATTGAAGAGCAACTAAAGGGAGAAACATATCATTGTCACAAAAAAAGAAGTGCAATGGAAAAAAATTTTTATTTGTTTTAGAAATTAAATTATTTATAGAATTACTTTTTGATGAATTTTCTGCCATATAGATCTGCCAAATATCTGCCATATAATCAAATGTCTGACTATCTATCTGTTGTCCTCCTATTCTTAATTCAAATTCAGAACCAGCTAAATAATCAAGCAAATTAGTGCCTTCTAGCCATATATGGCTAATAAGATCACCAGTTCTGCTCAATTTTATAAATGTTGTTGAATTATTTTTTACATCATTATTAAATGTAATTCTTTGTGGAAATTCTGAAAAGTTTTTGAATCTAGAATATCTTGAAATTCCAATGGTGTCTGGAAGTGATTCATTAATGTAAATATCTTGGGCTCCTTTTGAAACTAGATATACTAGAGACCCTGAAGCCATTTATATTATATTAATATTAATATTATAAAAAACATTTACCTTTAAAATCATCTTTAGGATATAATGTTTCTTCTTCGCAATTATTATTATTCATTAGGAATCCACCTTGTTTATAAACTTGTTTACGCTTGTAATACATAGATTCTAACAGAGACCACCTGTCTCTTATATCCCAGATCTGAGGATTGTTTTGTTTTCCAACAGTCTCCCTCATAATTCGGCCTATCGACTGTTTTATATCTGATTTGGGGGTTGCTAATATAAGTGAATCAAGGGTTGGTATATCCAAACCTTCGTGTGCTTGACTAAACGTAGCAAAAATTAATTTTTTTGTGCTTGATTCTTGAAGGTCGGATTCTTTCATGCCACCCATGTATAAACCAGATATTTCTGGAAAATTACTTTGGAGGTATTCACAATGGAACCTTCTGTCAGTTAGAACAAGTAATTGCCTGGTTCCTCTTGATGCTTTTTTAATTACTTCTAAAAGCATATTATTTCTGTATTCGTTTTCTGTTAGAATTGTTATCATCTCAACAAGTGAGACTTTACCCCTTTTGTTACACGGAGGTGGATTGTTATATAAATCTATCTTAAAATTTATAGTAAATACGTCTACATTTGTTTGGTTTTCGCGTTCAACCGCAAAGAATGTGGGGCCCATAAACCAGTGTAAAACTTTCGTAAGACCATCTTTTCTTTGGGGTGTAGCTGTCAGACCAAATATATGTTTTGGACATAATTTAAATAATGACTGTGAAAAAACACGCGCACAAACGTGGTGTGCCTCGTCAACTATAACAGTTCCAATTTGTTCAAATTGATCAAATGTATATTCTTTTTGGGATAACGATTGAAGCATCGCTATAACAAAATCAGTATCAACTTTGAATAGATTCTGCTGAACAATGCCAATTGTCGCACCTGGACAGAATTGTTTAATTCTTTCTCTCCATTGATTTGCTAAAAATTCTTTGTGAACAATAATCATTGTTCTATATCCCAGTTTATGCGCAATTGCCAATGAAACGGTTGTTTTTCCATATCCACAAGGAAGTGATAAAATTCCATGCCCCTGTTCTACCCCTTTTCTAAATGCCTCATTTTGGTGGGTTTCGTCTCGTAATGTTCCACTAAAAACCACGTGATTATTAATTTTAAAAGGTTCTGGTCTTTTATCTTTTCTGGCTTCACCGATATTCTCAATTCCGTAGAATCTGGGCACGCATATGTGCCTTGTTTTTGTTTTTTTATAGACTTTGAAAGGTTTAGGAGGAAACCCGAATTCGTTATTTACTTCTGGCCTGACTAATAAATCCTTTTTAATATCGTCTGTTGGAAGTGTGATATATCCAGATCTAGATAACATTATTAAAGAATTTGCTATACTTAGTATAAGTAAAGAATGAATTCTCTATCTGTGTCTGAAAATATTGAAAATTCTAAAAATGTCATTAATAAACTTAAACTTCAATTGGTTGAAATTCAAAATGAAGTTTTGAGAATGGAAGGTTCTTTGAGGGTTTTTGAGCAATTTAAACAAAATGGCATCGAAACGATTCAGATTAAACCAAAAGAATTTAATATAGAGAATACAGAAGTTATTGACACAATAGAGGAGTAATGTTATTTGAAATAGAACAAAGTCCAACGAGAAATGAAAAACTTTTAAAAAATTTTAAAAAATATTGTAAAGAAGTTGCAATTGTTCAATGTTATAAAAACAAATTAGAATTAAATGTAAATTATAACATTGAAGTTGAAAAAAAAATAAAAAATATCGAAAATAAATTTATTGATAATTTTAAACTCCCTTGGTGGTTAGATTTAATAGACTAAAAAATCTCATTTACTTTCCAAGCGAAACCAGACCATTCGCCGATGTTCCAAACTCCGCAATATTCTACATCAAGTGTAACATTCTCACCTTTCTTGTATTCTTCGATCTGTTTCAAACCGCTTACTTTGCATGCTAGTTTTTTATATCTATAAGGAATCTTAACTTCTAAAACATTTCCATCAAGTGGATTTTTTATTTTATTATTTTGAATAAATTTATTTGTATCTTTATGATTTTTTTCTACAACTTGAAGATCATTATTATTAAGTTCCAATTCTAAATATTTTTTTTTATTTCTTTCTGATAGTGGTCTATATATTTTGCACGTAATTTTCATTATTTATAAGACTACTATCTGTATCTTTAACTATTATAGTAAAATCATCTTCGCTTAGGTTTTCTTCGTTTTTAAAATTATTTAATTGAACATTTCTTAAATTTTCGGTCGTTTTTACTAAATCTTTTTCAAGTTGGTTAAGTTGTTTTTCTTTTCCAAGTAAACCATGTCTTGTAAATTTCGCAAATAAATTATCTACTCCTGTTACTTTCATTGTTACGTTTAAAAGTTTACCGATACTCGGTGATGTTTTATTTATTATATATTCATCATATTTTAAATATTTAATGCCACATAAATATATATAAAATAAGATAATACCCATCACCATTTCAAAAAACATTATACACTTGTTATTATTATATAATATCTTTTTCTAATTCTTTAACATCTGAATAATATCTTTTTAAATCTTTCTGGAATCTTTTATTTTTTTCAAGTTGTTCTAAAGTATGATTTTTAAAAAACCATGCTAAATTTGATTTAGAATATTTAGTCTCCTTTTGATTTTCTGTCGGTTTTCTTGGTTTTATTCCCTTTTTAGATTTTTCTACTTGTTTCGGTATAATTCTATTTATATAACTAAGTCCTTGAAGGTAAGTATCTGCTAAATCATCTTTCTTTTTAGATTTTTTAAACATATCTAACCAATTTACATTTATTCCATTTGTTATCATTTCTTCACATCTGGTAATTGCAGTCTGTTTTCTCTGTCTATAAAGAGCTTTTCCCGAACCAACGACATCCGGAACTTTATGTCTGGCGTCGTAAATAATAGTTTCACTTTCTTTTAGTTTTATAATAAAATATGAATGCAAAAAATTTTCAACACTTTTCATTGTTTTATTTTTACTGGGTTGTTTTTCAATTAAAATTGTTTTTGCATTTAAAATCCATGGTTTTTTATCAAGATGGTCTCTTAAACTAACAAATAAACCATCCCGGTGTTCGGGCGGAACGCCGGAAACATCCCATTCTATTATTTTTTTATCTTCTTCGTTAATCAAACACATTGCTAAATTTCTTATCCCCACATCGATACTTAGTAACATTTAAAGAATATATAAATATTATCTTTAAATGGATAATCGTCTCTGTTGGTGGTGTTGTCACGCATGGGAAGGTGATACATTACACCTTCCGTTCAAAATAGACAGAAAAACTCAAAAATACGTTACTATGGGAAATTTTTGTTCTTGGGCGTGCATGGTTGCATTTAACATGGACAAAAATGGATTACACGCTGGTTCAAAAATAAATATGTTGATAGCTTCAAATCATAAAAAGATGACAGGAGTTTTAAAACATCCTAAACCAGCTCCAAGTAGATACGTTTTAAAATCGTTTGGTGGTGATTTGACCATAGAAGAATTTAGAAATCTAGAACCAGATAAACATCCTGTAATATCTTTTCCAAATCAAATAAACAGGGTTCAGATTATTGAACAGTCTAATAAGACAGTATTTATTAAAGAGAATGAAAATAGTTCATCTAAAAAATTACGTGATATAAACAATTCAATTACTTCTTCAAATGAAACTTTAAAATTAAAAAGAACCAAACCACTTAAAAGAGATCAGAACAATTTAGAAAATATGATGGGGTTAAAAAGAGAAAAAAAAAATAATTAGTAAAATTTAATTTCGCAAAAATACAATGTGATATTTCAGTAAACTAAAAATATATTTATATTCTAAATAATAATGACAGAATTCCACATCCAACCAAAAGAATTTGTAGAAACGACAATTGTTACTAAATTTGATATTACCGACATAGAAGTTAAATTATATAAAGGAGCTTCTATAACTATTATGTTATATGCGGATTCTAATAAATATTACAAATGTGTCAGGGTCGAACTAACACATGATGAATATACCAATTGGGGAACAGACGATAATTATATTCGAGATATTGTGTGTCAGAAACTAGGTTTTGTTATATCTAATTAAATACCTTTAAAAATTTTTCTTCTTTGCTTATTCGTTGGTTTTGATTCGGGGAGAATTTCAGTTTTTTTGCTATCAACCCATTGAATGCCATCATATGCACGCCATTGTATATTATGACTTTCAATAGCCTTTCTACACATTACACAAGGCAGCGAGCACCCAATAATCCCATCTTTTCTGACTCTCCAAATATTCATCGCGCCGTATATTCGATGAACCCAGCTTGAGAATTTATATTTAGGGACCCCTTTTTTTAAACTTATTCTTTTTAAATGTTTTATCATTTTTCTTTCTGCGCAACAAAAACAATCATTAGATATTTCCAAATTCTCCAGCGACTTTTAACTGATGAGCACCCATGTGACAAGTGACAACAGTAATAGCCATGGTTGCTGTTTATTGATTATAAAATCGTTCAAATCTTTATGTCATATTTGCACATGCAATTCTCGACACCGTTATAATAACATTTATTACACTCGATAATGTCATCTCGTGACACAATAATTCCACCAGAATTAATAACTCTTTTGTAAAAATCTTTTTGTTTTAAAAAAAAAGTTTTTTCTTCAAATAAAATATTTATATTTTTATAATTTTTAAAATCATTTTCATTTAAACCATCTTCAGTTATTGAAGTAATGTAACAGTTTATGACATCTATAGGATTTTTATTATTTATTCCGAATTTAGACATTGTTGATATTTTTGGAAATATATTATTTTTGCAACTATTTACAAGATCAGTTTCTGAATCCATTTAATATTATATCGTTGCTTCCTTTTATCTCTGTTTTTATTCGTTCTTGGAGAACTTGCAAAGACGCAGTTATGGAAGCGTCATTTCCATATGTAATTTCTAGAGCGTTAAGCCCGCCTATAGAATCATTCAGATATTGTTTAATTTTTTCATCGTGTTCAGAGTTTAACTTACTCATACCCAGTGCATTGTTTATTGAATTTTTAATATACAATAATGTAGTGTGTCTGTTATCATTATTCATCCATCGCCTAATCCCAACCTTAAAACCAGTTGACTGTGCTTCTAGATCTAACAATCCATTTCTTACTTTTACTTTCTGTCCTTCTTTTATCATGGAAATAACTTTTAAAGAAGTTAAAATTTGATCAACAGCGTCTTGTGCCATTTTATTTATAATAATAATAATAATAATAATAATAATAATGTTTAACTTATTTAGAAATATATATCTTTTATTCTCAGTATATCTTTTATTTAAAACTAATAGAGTTTTATCATTAAAATATGAACTTGTCCAGTTTTTTGTTACTTTGATTTGGATTTTCTATTCTTTTCACACGAATAATCTCATCGCATTGGGAATCTTCATAGTATATTTGGCGATGACAATCCAAGATTTGATGCATGTATTGAAAAAGACAAAAGATGAACCGAAGCTTTTCGTCAGAGGACATACGAATTCCCATACTTCTCCTATGAACGATGAAAGCTAATAAATAAGATAACTTTTGAATTTCACATTCCATTTAAAGTATATAATTCTTTTTAAATTTAAATGGACCTTCGCGTTTCAGAAGATGTGAAAGAAATTTCAAAAGTATTGACAGAAGTAAGATATTTAATCAAAGACGTTTTGCTCCCAGAAATATTTAAAACACAAGAAGAACTTAAGGCCCTTAGAAAAATTACATGGCCAGTGTGCCAATCAATTAAAGAAACATCGCAGATTTCAGATATTTCAGGTAAAATAGAATTTTTGAACAGATTAGACTACGATGAAATTATAAAACTTTTGAAAAATAAAAATGATTTTTCAAGAGATGATAGAATATCAAAATCTACATGTCATTTGTTAGACGAGGAAGTCAAAAGAATCATATGATAACCCATTTAAAGTTTTCATTTGTATTATTTCCAAGAAATAAAACAATTATGTTTATTTTTACAACATTTACTGCGTTTTTTTTCACGCTTTTGACTCTAAAGTATTCTGAATTTATTCAAAAGCTTCTCGGTGTTTATGTTGACGATAATCAATATGTAGAAGATGAAATGCTTTACGGAAAGCATCCGATGTCAGACAGCGAAGGCGAAGAATCAGAAGACGAGGAATCAGAAGACGAGGAATCAGAAGATAGCGAATTGGACGATGATCTAGCTGACTTCTACGAAGAAACTACGCTGAAAGAAGAATGGCTGTCTAAGACCGACGACGAAAAGAAACAAATTCTCGACAATGAGATTGATGAATATATGGCACAGAAAAAACAAGCTGATGAAATAGAATCACAACTTAAGGACATTAAATGTTAAAAAAATAATTAATTTTTTATTTTTTCTTTTTATTCAATAAATAAAAAATAGATAAAAGTATTAAAATAATTGCTAAAATAGTCAACATATTATTTTTATTTTGGATACCATATGTTTGTGTTTCATCTTGCATCTGATATCCTGATCTCTTTTGCATACTACTCACAGATGGACATATACCATCTCTCTTTAATTTATTAAGAAACATATTCTTTGTTATTTTGTTTTGTTTCCCGGTGAACATTTTAAATACTTCTTTAATTAATTCTGGTTTTCTTGATATTTCGCTTTTTGCTTCTTGTTCGGAGAAACCTGACTTTAACATATAAGTTTTAAAGAAAGCATTCATGCCTAATGATTTACTACTACCAAAAATATCGATTGCAAGTCTATCACAGTTATAATTATTTACCTTTCTTAATTCTAGTTTTGATCTAGCAAATCGTATATAAGGATCTAACGGATTGTATTCTGGTATCTTCGCGTTGTTCATTATATTATATATATTATAATATAAAATTTTCAAAACTAAAAATCCGTCTGTGTTGTTTAGTTGGTTCTTTTATATTTATATCTTTCTGCATATAAAAATAAATACTTAAAAAACCAAAAATATGATGAACACCATGAATCCAATTATAATAGTCGGGATATTTAGATGTTAATACTTCGTAAAAAATAACTTCAATAAAACTAGAAGTTATTGCTAAATAAAATTTATTTTTATTTATTTCTATTTTTTTAAAAAATATATAAAATATGTTCAAGATTACCCATGTAATTTCTGAAACTAAACGAATATATGGATACCCCGAAACAACTATAAAAATTTCAAATGGTAAAATAGAAAATAATACAATTTGTTTTATCTTATGATCTGTTACTACCCAATATATACACAAGTCACTCAAAATTAAATCTGCATATCTAATTGCATTATAATCTAGATAAGTTATATAGGGATTATTATATGAATCCTTGTGATGCAAATGATAAAAAAAACTCGTTAATCCCGTTAAAAAATAAAGAACTCCTTCACTTAACCTTTTTTTAATTGCTAACCAAGTCGGAAATAAACAAAAAAAATTAGTTGTTGAACACCATAATACATCTAAAGGAATCATTTATCCGATATAAAGAAATATATATTATATCTTTTAAATGTGTGGAATCATTGTTTATTTTAAAGCCCCTCTAAATAAAGAACGATTTAGACTTAGGCACAGAGGACCCGATAATCAGTCAATTGAAACACTAGGAGAATGCATAATGGAATTTACAAGATTGTCTATTAATGACACGTCGTATAACGGAAACCAACCATTCGTGAAAAATAATCAAATGCTTGTATGCAACGGAGAAATTTACAATCACTTAGAGTTTGCCACACCCACAAGAATTTCAAATAGCGATTGTGAATGTTTATTTGAATTATTTAATAACGGAAATATCATTGAAAATTTAAATAAAATCCGAGGTGTGTTTGCGTCCGCGTGGACAGACGGCAAGAGACTGGTCGCCGCGAGAGACCCTATAGGAGTTAGACCTCTGTTTTATAAAAAATCAGAAAGTGGTGGAATTACTTTAGCTAGTGAAGTAAAGGCACTGGGTGGAAAATGTAATATATTTCCACCTGGGCATTTTTATGATTCACATTTGGATAATTTCATCTGCTATTATCAGTGTTATTGGCCAAGAAACCCGTGTAAAAATATATTTATTAATAATATTAAAACAAGTTTTATTGACGCTGTCAAGAAAAGAATAACAAACACTGATAGAGATGTTGGATTTTTACTATCTGGTGGGCTGGATAGCAGTTTAGTCGCTGCTATTGCAAATGGTATGGTAGAAGGACCAATTAACACGTTCTCTATAGGAACATTTGATAGTCCGGATTTATTGGCGGCAAGGGTAATGGCGAAATTTTTAAATTCCAATCATCATGAGGTTATTTTCGATTTCGATGAAGGTATAAATAATTTATCAAATGTTATTTATTCACTTGAATCATATGACACAACTACCATACGAGCGAGCACTCCAATGTGGCTACTTTGTAAATGGATAAAAGAAAACACATCATGCAGGGTAATTTTGTCCGGTGAAGGAAGCGATGAAATCCTAGGTGGTTACAAATATTTTAAATTGGCGCCAGATGAAGACTCATTTCTATTTGAAACGCAGCGACGCCTCGCTTATTTACATCAATTTGACGTGCTAAGGTCAGACAGGTGCATGGCGGCACACGGTTTAGAGGTCCGTGTGCCTTTTCTTGATAGAGATTTCATTGATGAGGTAATGAATATTGATGTATCACTCAAACAAACAAATGAAGAAAAGAAAATTCTAAGAGATTTGTTTGATGATGGAACTCTGCCTAAAGATATCCTAAGAAGGCCAAAAGATGCATTTAGTGACGCTGTTGGTTATTCGTGGGTTGATTATATAAAAAAGTATGCAGATGAAAATATTTCGGACAATGAGTATTCAGAAATTAAAAAACTTTGTGGAGAACATAATATTCCTCAATCAAAAGAAGAAGTTCTATTTAGAAAAGTTTTTTGGAGACATTTTGGTCAAGAAAATGATCATTTGATAAGTGAGATATGGCGTCAGAAATGGTCAAACTTTTCAGATCCAAGTGCAAGACTTATAGAAATAAAATAATTATTAAGTAGTAAAAAAAAAATAAGTATGGAGTTAATTTGTCGTTCCTTTTATCATTCATTTTTAAGTTTTGTATTCAATAGATCTGGTCTAACAAACTTAAATGCGTATGTTTATAATATTAAAAGAATAGAAAGTATTATAAAAAATGACTATCGAGTTTACACTGGCGAAGAGCTTTCAGCCGAATCAGAAGGATCATGTTCTGTGGTTTCAGACGCTGTTTCAACTAACGAAAACATTGAACGGACCGATGACTTCGAATACCCTGAACCAATTCAAGGGGATGAACCTGAATACAATTCTCCAGAACAATCCAATGGGAGTTCAGGTTAAACCAAAAGACGCAATGGAATTTCCTATGATTCACATGTCCATTGGGCTTCGTTACGCTGAAGCCGTTTTGGAAGGACGAGCTTGGATTCCAGAACCTCTTGAAGAGTGAGATCTTCTGGTTCTGACTTTTCATTCATTCTTACAAGTAAAATAGGCCCAACAACAATTTCATTATCAAATGGAGCTGCTAATTTATTTGCATTAAACCCACAATCAAAAATACTATCTCTGCATTTCATTATCACAATATTTAAATCAGGCCACTGACCAATAAACGTGGCCGACCCACCTAAATACTGTGTTACTTGTGAACTTTTAGAAGAGATGTCTAAATCTATTTCCTTTAGGTCATTCCTTTTTACATTTACTAATACTGCATTTACAGGGTCAAACTTTTCATCAAACATATTTAAATATATCTATAATATTAAAAATGAAATTAAATATCGTTATTTTACTCTTTGTTGCGTTTATAATAATTTCACAAGACTCAAAAGAGAGATCTACAGGTGAAGGCGTGTATTCGAATGGACTTCAGGAGAGAAGGGCATGGACAACCGCTCCCAGTTTAGATGGCGTAAATAGTAATGTCAATCCTAATTATGGAAGAGTTTCTGGGCCTTTTAAAAATAGTTCACCGGAATCTTGGAGTCAGATGTTACCGGCGTCTGGAAGACAGGACGCATCTCTTGTGAATATAAACGCAATCGCACAAACGTCAGGGGTTCAATATAATCCACCGACAACTTTAGAACAACCTATGTTTGAACCAATGGCATTCAATTTAAAATAATTGTCTAAAAATTATTCAAGTTTTTATTTACCATAAAGTAAAGACACTGTCTCAACCATGTCAAACCTCAGAGCGTTTACGGTGAAAAAAATTTCAGAGACTTTGGATAAAACACACGCATCAAACATTGAAAAAAGTATTTTTAATTGGAGTATAAGAAATGTAAAAATGTATAATGAAGTTCCGGCTTGGGAAAATACATTTTTTAAAGAACAGTATAAAAGAAAATACATGTCCATACTGTTTAACCTTAATAACAAAGATACACATCTCGTGGAAAGAATCAAAAAGGGCGAAGTTAAGACAAAAACAATCGCAGACTTGAGACCAGAAGAACTTTTTCCATCTGGTCCTATAGCAAAGACCATAGAGGACCACAAGGTCAGTGAATTGAAAAAGGAAATTGCTGCTAATATCGTTGTGTATAGAGGTATTTTCAAATGTGGAAAATGTAAATCTGACAAGACCACATATTACCAACTTCAAACAAGGTCGGCAGATGAACCTATGACAACATTTGTAACATGCATGAATTGCTCGAAGAAATGGAAAATGAATTAAGCTTAAAAGATAAACTTGTTATTTTTTTAAAAATATAATTTTTTAAAAAAAATGTCTAGATGTAACTTTAATAAGAAAGATGGAAATTTATGCAAATTAAATTCTACAAAAAGTGATAAATATTGCCACATACATATAAAAGAATGTTCGATTTGTTGTGACAAATTATTTAATCAAAATATAGAAAAACTTCAATGTGGTCACGCATTTCACGAAAAATGTATAAAAGAGTGGTTTGAAAGAGACAATAGGTGTCCTTTATGTAGAAATGAAAACACTGTGCAAAAATTCTCTGTTCATATTTCAAATAATCCATTGTTAGTCGAAATGAATTGTAAATTTTTTTTAGACCAGTTACAACAACTGGAAAATAAAGATACATTTAAATTTAGTAAACTTGCTATAGACGTTATAGATAGAGAAACTGCCGGGATTTATTCTTTTCACGAAAAAGAACTTTTAGGAACATTTAAAATCACTTAAAAGGAAAAAAGTTAATTTAAATAAATAATGGAGAAACACCTTATTGACGTTCTTATCGAAACCGAAGACGATGATGATAATAATTCACAATTGGCTAGAATAATTAAAAAAACACAATCAGGATTTAAAGTTCAGTTTCTAAGCGAAACACCTATTCTATATGAAGGTAGAATGCGTATTTTTAGGTTTGATAAACATACGGAAGAAATTGAAGAGGAATCTATATCTGGTTACTACGACACAACGGACATAGAAGAAGCTGGATATATTAAAATAGAAGGCGCTGGGTATATAAAATCAGAAGATTATGATGATGATTATAATCCTTCAGAAAGTGATTATTCCGAAAGCGACAGCGAAAGTCTAGACGATTCCGACTGTGAAGAATATGACAATGAACAAGAATAAAAATATTTATTATATATTATAAATTAACAATGAAAATGTCTAAATGCACAATGAACCTCCTCGTAGCGATTGCCGTATTAGGTGGCCTTTTCGCTTTAACCCGCCCGAAAACTTCGCCATACGCGTGCAACAGCTGCAAAAAACGCTAAAAAAATGTCCAAAAAAAAACTAAGTTTTTATAACATGTAATAATAAGACTAGTTCACACAATGGAGTGTCCTATTTGCTACTGTTCACAAGCAAGCTGTAAACTTGCTTGCAAACATTCGTTTTGCTTTGATTGTGTAAAGAAATGGTATATAAAGTGCCCAAATGATTCTATGCCGTCGTGTCCGATGTGCAGAAAGAATATTTATTTTAAAGGTATTAATAAAAATATAGATGAATGGGAAGATGAACATAGGGAATATATATTTCAAAAGTTTTTCGAGGAAAAACTAAATGAAATTTTGGAAGATATAAATCCACTAAGTATTTTCATGTTGGAATTTATTTCTGAAAGATTGGAGAAAATCAGAAAATTTGACTGTATATACGACGAAGACGATATCGATTTTTTCGTTTTTCATGATGCACCGATTGAAAAATATAATGTGCACGATGATATATGCCCCTCAAATTTAATATCGGATGTGTCTAAACACCCAAAACAGCCTAGAAAAAAAACAAAAAAATCTTGCCATAGAGGTTTTAGAGATTTTCCAGAAGAAATGTTACTTGTTGTTTTTTTTTAATTTTTTTTTAAAAACATAGACAGCTTAAAAAAATGTCTGAAAAAAAACTAAATATAATTTAAAAGTTATTATATGAATGATGAATATATTTTTTTTATCTTGGAATTTTAGAGAATGTGCGAAATTATATTGCGACCAACATGTGAACAAAATCCTTTTAGAAATTGTTCAGATGTTGTATACTTGCTGGCACGTGTTAGGCGACGACGGGTGGAACACCGAAGCGCCATTTAAACAGAATTCCGATCAAAGAGGCTATAAACCAGTATCAAATAAAAAACACCCTATGGTGATGTGGGTTCGTTCGGATGAAAATAATTATAAATGGACATCAACTTTTGGTCTTCATCTTGCATATGAATTTGAAAAGAGATTTAAAAAAACACATTCGTGTTTAAAACATATTATATGGTTGTATGAACACATTCCGTCTAATTTTATAGAAGTTAGAAATGAAAATGCATATTATAGCTCTTTGGGTTTTCCAAAACACCTCACACCCATCCCAGAGTGTATGAAAGAGGAATATCGAGATCCGGATCTTTTAAAAGCAAATATAAATAACTATATAAATGAAAAATTTATTTTTGCAAAATGGAATAAAATTTATTCATGAAAAATAAATAAATACATGAAAAATATTGTCTTAATTTAAATCAAGTTTACTTTTCAAATAAAGTAAGAGCCATGGATTCCTCTTTACGCTACCTCAACCCTTCTCTTACTGACCGCGTTACCCGCCTTATTGAATTAACATATGGAATTATCCCACCCCCTCCAAAATTTGAGAAGAATGTAACACACTGTATTTATAAAGAACGCCTCGAAACGTATGAAAATGAATTGATGAAAATTAATAATTTCAATCTATTAATTAAAAATATCCCATTATTTGCAGTTCGGTCTTCGGATAGAAAAAAGGTAAAGGTTTCTTATGCAAACATGAGAGACACATTTAATGATTTTGGACAAGTTAAAAAACTCGAAATTTTTAAGGGAAATGCTTATCTAGGTTTCAAAACAGGCAAAGAAGCATCCGAAACACATAAATTAATAAATAATATGCAACTAGGCGAAAACATTATTAAAACAAAAGTCATTTAAAAAAGAAAATGTTTTATATAATAAGTAATTAAACAATGGCTCCTTACGACCCCCCGGGCGCTCATTATGCTCATGTCGACGTATCAATGTATGACGATTCTATGATTCTTTGTATGATTGGAAAGGGTGGTAAGGGATTTTATAAGATCACTGATTGGCTTAACATGGATTATGTATGGTTTGATTCGGAATCCAAAAGAATTGAACTTTGGGGGCCTTATGATTCATTTGCGAATGGCGCGAGGCAAAAACTCGAAAATTCATTGGATGTATTTTCAAAAAAATACTCAATTAAAAATAATGACTCTTAATGAGTTAAGTCTAAGAAAATGCCGAAAAATGAATTTAATAATATAGATGAAATAAAAAACGAATATGAAAATATAATAATTATAACTGAAAAAATAGGTTTAATTCCTATTAATGTCCCTTTTGAATATGACGGGAAAGCAAATTCTGACATTCGAAAAATTGTTCAAAATAAACTACTTACGTCATATCCAGAACTTAAACTTATGAAGGCTGGCATCCATATAGCATGGAGTAAACCAAGATATAATGAATTATTTAATTTAAAACATAGAATAAAACACCCTAGGTATACTCGGTGTGCGTTTACAGTTGGAAATCCTTTCAAGGACGGGGAACATACAAAGATGCCATTTATATCTTGGAAAAGACAGTATCATGACGTGAGTAATTGTAATGATACAAATGCTACATATGTTTATCAAACTACAAAAAATACATGGAAAATTTTTAAATGTTTGTAAATAATATTATACACAAATGAATATTTATTTTTCTGCTTTTGTTATGTTATTACTTGAATTTTTTGTTCTTTTAAAACTATTCAAAAGAAATAAAAATTTGGAGAAAATAAGTTTGTTAGTTGCACCTTTGATGGTTTTAGTAGGATATTTTATATCTAAAAAAATTATTAGAAGAGAACCAACGATTGCAGAATTATTTATATTTATAGCATTATTGGAACTCCCTTTGGCATTAAAAGGGTATGATATTACACCAGACGCAAAAGTATGGGAAAGAATGATTGTAGCAGGAACGTTTGGAGCTTTTTCGTATTCAATTGGTAAATTAACTTAAACAATATAATTGTTTTTTATTAAAATGGAATTCGAAACTAGGCCAAATACTACTGATCAAAAAGTTATAGAAGAAGTGGTTACTAAGAATTCATATGAGCGCAAAAAGGATAAATTCTTCTTGAAGGATGCACCAACATGGTTAGATTTAGGAGGAAACATAGGGACATTTACATGCAAAGCTTGTGAACAAGGATGTAAAGTGGTAACTTTTGAACCAGAAACCGATAATTTTAATTTACTTTTAAAAAATATAGAAAAAAATAATTTTACATCAAATGTTATCGCAATAAATGCGGGTGTTGTAGCAAAAGAAGATATAAGTGAAGTTGAATTGTTTTTATGCAAAGGAGAATATAACAAGTATAGGCACACCATCTTTAAGAAACGAGGACGTCAAAGTGTAAAGATTAAAGTTGAAAATTTCAAAAAAATTTTGGAAGAATATAAACCGTCTGGAATTAAAATGGACATTGAAGGTGCTGAAATAGAAATTTTAGAGTCTATGAAACCAGAAGAGTGGCCAAACTTTGTGACACACTTAGTATTTGAATATTCATTTGACGTAGATCCATCGATACCAAGATTCAAAAAAATTATAGATAATCTGAAAGAACGTTTCGGTTTTGTGCATCACAGGAAGATGCATTGGGATCAGGATGAATATAAATTCTGGCCACCCGCGACAATAATTTTTGCAAAAAAAATAATCTAACATTTAATACAAAGATGGTTCTTGTATTACACCTTACAGACAAAGATAAAAAAGAATGTCCACCCCTTGGGACTTTTGTAAATTCATTCTCAAAGGTAATTAAGGAAGACTGTGACTGTTATACGAACGGAAAAATTCTATTTAAATTCAGAAAAGGTGTTATTTCAGAGAAAGATACACAAATTGCTTTAAAAAATTTTTTGTCGCATGCAAAAAAACCAAACGACAATAGAGGAATTGCCGCAGGTGTTTTCGAAGATGGTAAAGCGAAACAAAAAGTAAAAAATTTTAGCAGAGGTAATAAATCAACATCGAACATCATTGGGTATTTTGACAAGCCAGTTCCGCAACAAAAAGCAGATTTAAAAAAACATTTTGGAAAAGTTCCTTATAATGTGTGTAGAAAAACCGCATTTAATAATAAAAATCCAGAGCTATTTGACGAAGCAAATATGTTTTTTCAATCTATAGACTCTTTATATAAGAAAATGGCTCCGGAACATCATAAAAGACAATTGGAGTTCTCAAAAACAATCAAACCCGAATTTATGATTAATAACACAACATTTACAACTGTTACATGCAATTATAATTGGCAAACTGCAATCCATACAGATAAAGGAGATTATGGCGAAGGTCTTGGAAACCTAACGGTTGTAGGAACAGATGACTATGAAGGAGGGTATTTAGGATTTCCAGAATGGGATATTGGCGTTGATCTCAGGGCAACCGATGTAATTATCGCAGATGTTCACCAACCCCATTGTAATACACCAATGGTGAATAAAACGCCTAAAAGTGTGCGTTTAAGTTTTGTTTCTTATCTGAGAACTGACATGGCGAAATGCACAGAGTATTACAAAGATGAAATGTATGTATCACACCCTAAAAAATAATTGCCCAAAATAAACTCAAGTCACTTTCCAGATAATTGTAAGCCACATGGCCTTTCTTACAGTCGTTGATTACAGTGACCTTGACCACACACCAATCACAGATGCTCAGTATCGCGCCAACCTCTATAATCAAATTCGGGACCCATCACTCCCCGATGACCTCACAACCCCTGAACTTGAAAGAATTGTCGATGAAATTGCCAGAAGATGTCCTGAATTTCATATACAAGAAGTATCATACGAGCTTTGTAATGAAGGAACTCATTGACACTTCAGATTTTGTTTGGAGAAACCCTTCAGATGAACTTAAGAATATATGTAAAGATATTGGTTGCATTCAACAGGGCCATCACAACCTTGAAGATATGATTGAAGACCATAATATGTGGGTTTTTAAGGACTGTTGTGAATCAAAATGTCCTAATTGCGAACATTATGGATTTCCTTGTGGTAATTTAGCAGCTCATGGATTTCAAAATAGGAATATCTCAGAAATATGGAAACCAAATTGGAGTTGAACAAAAAAAAACTTTTTTTCTAAAAAACTTGTTTTATTTTTGATTAAGTATTTTATCCAATAAAGTAAGAGACATGGATTTACAAATTGAAGCTTTAACCATATCACTTTCATCAATAGTGATTGATGAAACTAAAATAATTAAAATACAAAAATGGTTTAGGGGGTGCGCTTTGAGATTAAAACAATTACCTTTAATTATGTATAAAATTAAAAAATATTTGGAATTACAATCGTTTCAGTTTTCAACCCAAAATGAAGATGGCAGAATAAATAGTTGTCTTGATGAACCCAAAGTAATTGAATTACTTATTGAAAAGTTTGGTGAAAGAATAAAAAAACCTAAATGTAGAATGTGGTATGATATTTTAGCGTTTGATTATATGTATGGGTGGATTCCAATCAATATAAAAACAACTACTACCACAACAAGCGATAATACTGGTAATTTGGCTATGTGTGTATATGCTTATACAAATGAAATGTTGGATATTCATATTGATAAATCTTATGGAAATGGTAAAATGAGTGATATACTTTTTAATAAGTTGAAAAATAAAAAATATAACACTAATAACAAAAAAGATTATTATTTCATAGTGTTAAATAAAACAGATGCGAGTGATATAATTGTCAATAGTGTGAAAGGATTGACAGTATTAACACCAAATATAAATAATTTACCATTTCAAGTTTGCTGGGATAAAAATCGGATATTTAAATATGAAAACATAAATAAAAAAATTAAACTATTTGTTGATTGCTTACAAAAACCAAACCCAAGCTGGAAAGAAAGATTTATGTCAAATATACGGACATTAGATTTATAGATATTCACTTGGAATATAAGAATTACATATTTGTCTATGTCCTATTTTAAATCTCCCAGAAAACATAAAATTATCTTTGAATGTATTACTATTTATATATGATACTATATTATTTAAATCGCATTTTTTTTTCGGTTTAAGCATTATTAATCCACCACCAAAATATTTTACTTTACCTAAAAATGATACATTTGATTTCCGTGTTAAATTATAAATATAAATACAATCTTTACCAAGATTGCTATTTATTGTAGTTATATTTCTTGGTGCTCCCCATTCAAACCAATTATTTTCATTAAACTTTCGTATTCCTCTTTCTATAAGTTCTTTTTTGTGTTGTAATAAATGTTTATTAATTTTCTCATTATAGCAAGGATAATTTTCAATATAAATATATTTATCAATTTTATCTTCACCATTTAATACTTCTATATTACCAAGTTCCTCATTTTTATAAACTTTTTCTTTTCCACTAACAAGACCAACATAAATGTCAAAATAGTCTTGAAACAATACATTATTATTATTATTATTATTATTTTCTTCACCAAAAGTAATTAATCCATTGCTATTTGTAACATAGAGTAATTTGTCGTTATATAAAACTTTTTTTTCGATTAAACTATTTTTACAATATCTAAACACAATAACATCAATAGACGCATTCTCAAACATTTTTTCATTATTAGGATGGAATATATGAGTAAATGTTCCGTTCGCCATCATATTATTCAATAATTTTGAAGCACTTGTTAGTTTAAGAAAATCAGACGGAACAATAAATATCAACTCACCATTATCGCCAAGTAAATTATAACATTTTTCGGTAAAATCAATATATAAGTTCCCTTTTTTAGTTCTAACATAAGGCGGATTTCCTACTATTGTTTTGAATGTTTTTGTAATTGTTTGTGTCATAAAATCACCATAAACAACATTATCTTTTTGTATTTTATCTAATAATTTAATTTTTGTATCAATTTCATACATATCAAATGTTATATTTGGTATTTTTTCTGCAATAAATGTAATTAAATCACCTTGTCCAATAGATGGTTCTAAAATATTAGACGGACTATTTAAGATAAAGTCAAATACCTTTTCTTTGAGTTCATGATGGGTTGTAAAATATTGCCCTAAATTATGTT